TAAGTAATATTATATTATTATGTGTATATATTGTAATAAAATAGTGAATACTGATTTAAAAGAAATAAACGAATCATATATAGAAGATATTATTTGTGAAACCGATTATATGGGAATTTATCGGAAATTTACAATTAGTAAATATGATAACGGGGAATTTACATTAGATTATGATTCTGATAATGAATCTTTTTCAATGGAAATAAGATATTGTCCAATGTGTGGTAGAAAACTTTAGCTCTGATGGTGTATACATCAACTAAGGAAGAGACTACTAGTTAGGTACTCTTCCTGTTGGCATACAGGCTGTCTTATATTACTAGTTGGAAAATGCTAGAGTAATATACTTTTAATATAATAACTAATATGTTCTATACAAAAGATACGGTATTTGGAGCAAGATCTCATGTTGTGAGTATCGTCGGTAAACAAAAATAGAATATACGTTGCAACTTAGTTATTATATTTTGCAGGTATGGTGGAATTGGTAGACACGTATCGCTTAGGACGATATTTCGAAAGAAGTGGGGGTTCGAGTCCCTCTACCTGCACATTCAACTAATATATTAAACCAATGATTTTTTTGATACTTTTCACCATTATTTATGGATTTAGTGCTTTAGTAACAGGTGTATATTTAGTCGAGCGGGAAGATATAGATGCAACAACAGCTTTTGTACTAATAATGATCCCTGTTATCAATACTGTAGTAGCAGTACGTGTTGTTGTTAACACACTAGCTAAGTTCAAGTTCAACAACAATTAAGACTATATGTGGTTTTCACTACAACACAGGGTGGTAACTCATATTCATTTTTAAGCTGAGGACTTTTAAAATTAAAAAATACATCTGATGGAATTTGTACATTATAACACTGCCAAACTTGCGAAGGAAAAAGGCTATAATGGAACAAGCAGAGTTTACTATGATACTACGGGCAGTTTATATACCCAAACTTATAGTGAAGGTATTGGGTACATTCCCAATTTTAGCTGCTATGCCCCTTTACAGGAAGAACTTAGTGAGTAGTTAAGAGATGATAAAGGGATTCATATCTCTATTATTGCTGTTTATAAAGACCAAATCAGATACTATGCCTATATCATTTATACTCCAAATTCAGTAATCAATAGTGACACTAAACTTACGGAAGAGCTTTTCATGTTGTATGAAAATGCTTTGGGAGAAGCTTTAATAATAGCGTTAAATTTACTAGAATAAAAATTCAAATGCCTTAGAAATCCGAAACTTTAATAATAATCAACATAATTAATAAATAATGGAAAATCTAGCTTGTTGGTTATATTTATGTTCTGTTTTTGGAGGAGTATATATCATTGCATTAGCAACTCTCATTGTATGCCTGAGTATTTTTATGATCGTATCTACTGCGTATTATTGTGATGAATGTGAATTGAAGACAGCCAAGAGATGGTGGAAATATACTGGTATCGCTGGGATAATTTCCATGGTGTTTACTATTTTGGTTCCTTCAAGATCTACCTGTTACCAAATTTTTGGAGTTACAATTGCAACAGAAGTAATTAAAAATTCAGAGGCATTACAGGAACTCCCTGAAAAGTCTTTTAAAGCTGTTAATAGATTTTTGGATTCTATTGCTTCAGAAGATAAGAAGGATTAGAAATTTAGTTTTTATAAAACTCTAGTATAAGCAGAGAGTATAAACAAAGGCTATCTCGGTAGATAGAGATTATCTACAAAAACATCTATATGTTTTCTTACATAGAGAGGCTTTCAGGCGTAAGTAAAAGACCAAGTGAATTTAGATGATTCCAATGCTGTATAGCTTAGCTAGCAAGTGGATAATATAATACGACAGCACAATTGATTCTAATACTTGCACACTTGAGAGTCATTACATCTTCTCAATGACTTGGTAAGAGAGAAGATTTTTATGTAATTATATCTCGCGAAATGATAAGAGTACGGATGCTTACCTGTTCTCTGATATGATTGCATTTAGACTATAAGAGTTTGACCACTCTTATAGTCACTAATATACATTCATTACCAAATAAAATAATTTACCAGTTTTATCTGCTGATAAGTGGAAGTTAGTAGACTATCTACTTATATAGAATTTATGTTTTCAAAAGACTATAAGCGACTGTTTGAGTGATCATAGAACAGTACACATTTCCCAAGATGTTTCACTTGGCCTGAATGAAAGGATACAACTCTAAGGACCAACGATTGCGCAATATATTTGGATAACTGGAGGTATATTATAGATCCTGGCCTCCCAATAAGAAAATGTTATAGTCTTTTTAAGGATATTTAATTATTAGTGGCAAATATACCGAAAGGGGAGCTTACTATTAGTGTGTAAAGACGTTTGCTGTAAGCACTATTAAATATCCGCAAGGGCCCTTAGCTTAATGGTTGAAGCAATTGACTCATAATCAAGAGATTACAGGTTCAAGTCCTGTAGGGCCCACATAATTAAAAAATACTAATACAGATGAAAAGCTACGATTTAGATTCTACTCAAGCAAAGAGATATGTTCAAAACAAACTCTTTAACTTTCTTAATCATCTTAGTGATAAAAAGCTAACAGCTTTAGCAGGAAGTAGTCCTAAAGTAGCTTTACAGCAATATCAGAAGTATTTTTTATCAGATAATATTACTTTAGTTGATATTCATCCTGTTGAAAATTGGATTGTTAGAGCATACATTGATGATGTTCCTCCCTCTCATGTTATGGATGTTGATCTTGAAGAGACTATTTTATATGGCCAGTATTCTATAATGAATGTATTCTATAGAATGAATACTATGTTGCTAGGTACAAAGGCTTTACTGTTTACTGTATCTACACGAGGTTCTAGAGGTAGGGAGAAAACAATTGACATCCTTAATAAGACTCTTTATAAAAATACTTTAAAAGTTGAGAAACTACTTACTGAAGAAATTGGAATAGGGTCTAGATATGCTCAACTTATACAACATACTCAATCCTTATATACAATCTCTAAGCTTTACTGTTATAAAGATAGTTCTCAAATGCTTTCAGGACTTATAGTATGGAATTGATATGAAAACTGAAGAAATTACTATTTTAGACAAACCAAACAATGATCTTAAACTTTTATCTGCAAATAGATTAACTAATCCTGCTCATGTAAGAGAGATTATGCAATCTATGGAAAGAGGAGAATGGGTTCCACCAATCTTTGTAAAGGATAATTATATAGTAGACGGGCAGCATCGTTATAAAGCGTTCTGTACACTATGTTCTATTTATCCCAGTCGCTGTTATGAATTAGGAATGTTACGAATAAACTCAAAAGAAGATCCAATTAGCTTGGCTATTAGGTTTAATTCAGGACATAAAAGATGGTTAACTAAGGATTACCTTTATGCTTACTGCGAAACAGGCAGAATTTCCTATTGTCTTTTAAGGGATTTTTTAAAAGATAATCCAGAACTTGAAATTAGGTCTGCAATACAGTTAATTTTGGGCAGGTATAATACTAATGATTTTCAGAGCGGTAGACTTCATATTGATGGTATACTAATAGCATATGCTTCAGAAAGACTTAAAGCTCTTCATAGAGTTAGTAAGATTCTAGAAACGTCAGAGGTATTTAAAAGAGATGTTATACAAGCTTTCTATGTAATATGTAATGAGGTTAATGATGCACCTCGTTTTTATAAATCCCTCTGTAATTTTCAAATGCCTCATAAATGCACAAAAACAGAGTGGTTAAAAGCCTATAGACTCTGTTATAATAATTTTACTGAATACTGAGTTTAGTGGTATAGGATTGTTAATTCTATTAAACTGATAGTAGAGGAAGGATACTGTTAATAAGCAGCACAGTTACAGCTTAGTATTATTTACCTGAAACTTTAAGAAGATATGGTAGTCTTCATTTTAATTTAAAGTTTCAAAAGTCAATAGAATATAATTATTCTATGTCTGCTACGAATTTGTATTCGTGTGATTAAATAGAATTTGCAGGGAGCGAGCACTTAATGTATTGCCATGATCTCAGAATCTATTATGAACGCAGATTGAGTAAGGGTCACTATCTCAGCCCATTTTAATCATCATTTACAATAAAGTTTCTATTTATTCTAGGAAGATATTCGATCAGGTACGTATATCTTTAAATGAGGGAAGCTAATTTAATAGCTGAAACATACGGAAGTTGAAAGCGTGGCCACGTAACTAAGCAAACTGACTGCTTGACGCCTAAATCCTAGGATTTTTAATTTATCTGTTATGAATATATTCCCTAAAACTATCAGCGACAAGATAGTGTACTCTAAAGGGTATACTTATCATGATCCTATTTTTGGTAAAGATATTAGTATATTTGTATACATCTTTCGAAAAGAATATAAATCATGGTTCTCAGACGAGATAAAACGTAAGTATATTACTAAACTTAGTTATCCAGATGTATGGGAATCTGAGTTTACTTATGATGGTATATCTTTTAATAAAAACTTCAGTGGGTTTTTAAACAATATCAAGAATAAGACTTTTATTAAGTATTTAAACACTATCAGCAACTAATCGATAAACTATGTTATCTGTTATACTCATTGTTACATCATTATTTTTAATCAATGTAATAAGTTATGATGATGACGATCTTATACTCTTAGGATCAAGAGTTTTACTCTCTATAATAATATTTCTTTTATCTATTAATTGTCTAGTTGGGAACTTTACTGTTGATTATATAATGAATAAGTATGAACAAGGAAAAATAAAAAAAGAGTATACAATTGTAGAGCAAGATACAACATATAAATGGATTTACTATAATAATAATTAAATGTATGTATTTTCCTAAGCCTCATAATATTTCAATTCATCTAAGTTATTCTGGCAAGTCCCTTTGGTATGTTAGTAGTATTAACCAATGGAAGCCATTTAAGGAATGTTCTAATTATCCAGAATATTCCTCTTGTTATAGAGTAAAATGTGGATCTCTAAAAGCGTTAGTTAGAAAACTTCTAAAGTGGGATGTACCTAGGAATACGAAAGCTAAAGTAATTCTATCTGATGGCTCTACAATTTATCTTTCTGCTCATTAAATTATTTTTATGAAAAGAATTAGTTTTGAAACTGCTAAATTAGCTGCTGAGAAAGGATACGGTGAAGACTGTGATTCTGCTTATGATATTCATGGAAATATTATAGATATAGACAACTATGGTTTAGGTATTATTCCTGAATATTGTTGTTCAGCTCCATATCAGGCGGAATTACAAGAGTGGCTTAGAAATGAGCATGGAGTAAGCGTACTAGTTTACTTAGATGAAACACTTTCATATTTCTGGGTAGTTACAAATCTAGATATAAAAGTTTCGATTGAAGGGTATCACGGACCAGAGAAAGTACAGTGTAAACACTATGAAGCTTGTTTAGAGGAGGGACTAAGAATAGCACTACGTTTATTATGACATGCGGGTTGGAGAAGATGATACCTCATTAGTCTCATAAGCTAAAGACACTAGTTCGAATCTAGTACCCGCAACAGCGCTCATTTGAATTACGCAACTAGGACAATGAGAGCTTGTGCATGAATGCGACATGACGACAGGCAGGTGATGGTGACAAATACTACAGTAGGAAATGACTGGGCAGATTGCAACGTTCCATCTAGATACTTACCTCAAGCAAAAACTAAAAAAGTATCATTTTTTACACTAATTATCTTAGTTTCAACTATATTATTTATAGCAACCTATAAACTTAAAGAGGGGGGGGGTATGGAAATTGAAGATGCATCTATTATTGACGAGATGGTTGATGATGTTCCTCTTGAAGCCTTAATTGGCTATGATGAAGAGGATATTACAGAATTCGAACGCAGGCAAAAAGAATTCTAATATAAACTTAAGCATTGTAGATAAACCCTAATATTGGAGAGAAGGAGAGTTAAACTAAAAAAAGAATACTCTAGTGGTGGGGATTAGAGGATAATATTAACCTAGTGTATCTTAACTTTAACAGAGGTTTTTATTCTAGATTATTATGCGTATTAGTAAAAATAATCATACGTTAAAGGAATAAGTTCTACAATGTTCTAAGGTAAATCGTTTAAAGAAGTCGTAAATCTTTCATAATAACTTGTGTTGTGTAATAAAAGAGCAAGTTCTATGTACAGTTACATGGATTACTCCGTAAATTCGGGGAGTTAAACTGCAGGTTGATAGGAGTAGTTAAACTATCAATGAGTCCTTTGTCTACTAAGGGAGTCCGCTCGTTACAAGTTTAGAGGGAAGAAGTAGAAAAACTTGAGTTAAGGCCAGGAGTATTTAGTTAGCATAAACAATATCCCCAGATTTGTAAATGTGTTAAATACAATAGGTACAACAAGAAGTTTCTGATTGAATAACTTTACTTTCGAAATTCTGTAGTTTTGAGTTCAGAAACTATTATAGGGAGCCAGTATTATTATAGTGAATTGATACTCCTGCAAGGGCATGCGTTACAGAGGAGTATTTTTTTTATAATTAAATTCAAACCCAATATGTATTTTGCTACTCACCCTATTTACGCAACTTGCTGCGCAGAGACTCTTTATTTGTTAGTTATAGAAATCTTTAAAGATAAGATTCTTCTTGACTATGAAAATGGTAAAATTTTTATTAACGGCAAAGAAGACACCATAACATACTCCTTAGATCAAAATATTCAAACAATCCACAGCCAAATGGAGTCCCGCTGTGTTAGAATAGCAGAAGATAAAGGTTGGTCTATATATAAAGGAATACAGGTCTGTCCCTAGAAACTTGACAATAAATATATAGCACTATGGTAACAAAAGAGGAAGTTATACTATGGTTTACTCGTATACATAACAAATGTAATAGAATAATCACTGCAAATTACTCTCACGATATTGCCTTAATTAGATCATTAGCATTTAATTATGCTGATAAAATAAAGACACAATATGATGAAATTATGATATATGATAACCTTATACGTATTATAGAATTAGCTTCCAGAGTAACGGCTGGAAACTTAGCTCACAAAATTGCTACTATAAAAGGTTTATGCTTGAGAAACATTGATTTTATTAATGAATTTGGGTTAGTAAAATAATTGCACTACTTTTTATATATAATAGTAATAACACCAAACAATTATACTGATGAGATTTAAAATACATTATATTCCAACTGAGGATTATATCATTGTTTCAGGAGATACTCTTGAAGAAATTCAAGAAAAAGTGAAAAGAGAAACTAGTAAACGAGGATGGAATAATAAAGATTGCTACTCAGAAGAAATATAAAAACGGAAATATTAAAGAAATTTAATAATCTGTTTATCCTGATAATTTATGAATCTGCCAATTCATAGAAAAACAGGGATGCCTTGGCAGAGGCTGCTGATAATCTATGATTTTATAGATGAGGCGGAGGTAGAATAATACTTATGGGATTACCTCTTTTTATTTAAAAAGTACCCTTTATGAAAGTCTCCCAGACAAGACAAGGGCGTCTTATTGTTTTCAATAAGATTGGGGGTTGATTGAGAGGAGAATGTGATGAAACTCGCCTTGTTGTACAATAGGGAAACATTAGGTTTGAATCCTATCCAATCACAATAATAAGATAGTGAAAGTATCTGTGCAATAGGTTGTACACTTACAGAAGCTATTTATTATTTATATACCTGTACATATAGTTTCCGATATTGGTTAAGGAAGTATATGGTAAATGCTAGTACCAATCAGGCAAAAATTGTGTTACACAGCTGGTATATATTTTTGTAATAAAAATCTAATCCTTATCTTAACTTAAATAGTTAATATGCTAATTCTTAGTTATGACAGATAAATCTATAAAAATTGGAGTTGTCTTACTTCTTCTTGGAACTTCTTTCCTAATAAGTTTTGCATTTTTTTGTATAGATAATACACGCAGTGAAACCTTTTTTAGACAGAACCAAGAGAATATAAAATCTCTAGTTTTACAGATAGACTCCCTAGAGAGGATTATTAATTCTACATTTAAGGAAATGAAAGATACTACTATCATTCATGTTTTTCCTCAAGAAATTAAAATCTACTGTGATACAAGAGATAACATTAAAAGTAATTTAAAATAATGTGGTTTTATCGTTTTGTTATACTATTAGTTAGTATTTCCTTTATTCTTTACTATACTCTAATGACTCTTCAGTTATTAGATACATGTAAAATTACTAGTCGTAAAATTACATGGAAAGTAATAATTCCATTTTATTATTTTTTTAAAAGGTAATTGTGTAATTTAAAAATCTAAAGATGAATTTCAAAAAAAATTGTTGCTGCTCTTGTAGTAGTATTTGCAGTTTTCTGCGTGATTTCTCTGGGTAAAATCGGGGAAGATGTAAAGAATGAGACGATTGTAGTCAATCAGTATCCGTTTACTGGTAACATGGAATACTGGACTAGTCCTGGTTTTCACTGGCAGTGTTGGGGCAAAACCACTACTTACTATAAAACTCAACAGTTGTGGTTCGGATCTGACTCTGAGGCTGGCGATCAGCAGGGAAAACCTATTCCTGTAATCTTCAATGATGCTTCAGATGGTATGATTTATGGATCACTTCGTGTAAAACTTCCTACTGACCCTAAATACCTCGCTCGTATTCATACTGATTATAATGGTATGGATCGTTTAATGAATGATCTTGTTCGTCCAACTGTTACTAAGGTAATTTATGCTTCAGGTCCTCTGATGTCTGCTTTTGAATCGTATGCAGAGAAGAAGAACGACTTGATTGAATATATTACTGATCAGTTAAATAATGGTGTCTACAAAACTGCAATCAAGCGTAGCGAAGTACTTGATGCAATTACTGGAGAAAAGAAAGTTATTAATGTGGCTACACTAATTCCTGACTCATTAGCAGCAGGAGGTTACAAGCGTAGTGAATCCTCCCCATTTGCTTATTATGGACTAGAGATTGGTCAGGTAGCTGTATCAAAGATTGCATATTCTGATAAAGTAAATAGGCAGATTGCTCAGCAACAGGAAGCAAATATGCTTATTCAAACTAGTCGTGCGAAGTCAGCTGCTGCTGCTCAAGAGGCAATTCGTGCTGAAGAGGAGGGTAAGGCACTTGCTATGAAGGCTAAGTGGGAACAGGAGAAAATTAAGGCTGTAGAGGTTACTAAGGCTGAACAGGAATATGAAGTAGCTCGTCTTTCTGCTTTAAAGGCAAAGGAAGATGCAAAACGTATTGAAGCTCAGGGCATGGCAGAAGCTGCAGCAGCACGAGCTAAAGTACTTGCTGGATTGGACCCATTGCAAAGAGCAACAATTGATAAAGAAACCACAATTGGTGTAGCTCAGGCATTAGCAAACTCAAATGTTCGTTGGGTTCCTGAAGTAATGATTATTGGAGGTAAAGAAGGAGCATCTGCTAATCCTATGGATGCTGTAGGACTGAATATGCTCCTTGATATTGCTAAAAAACAAGGTAAAAATAATTAAATAACACAGATGGCACATCCTAAAATGAAGGCTATTACAATGCCCTTTAAAGAAGTTAAAGTAGATGAAGAAGGCAACCCTGTTTTTGATAAAAAGACAGGAGAACTTTCGTATAGAACTGTTTACCGTAGAGTAAGGCATAATGCTCTATACTTACCTAATTACAAAGCAGAAAAGCCTACCTGCTAAATCAAAGGTGTAGTCTCTATAGTAGAACACTATAGTTTCTTCTAACACGATAAAGGAAAAACCTTTATTAAGAAGAGGGGCCCATATAAAAATTATGAAGCTCTTAAAAGACGATAAACATTGCCTATACCTCTTTGATCGGAGGTATAGGCTCTATTTTTTATTGACTAGAATAATAGTAATAGATAAAAATAAAAGACTAAAGTTAATCTTTAGTCTTTGCGTGTAAAAGTCTATGACAATTAGCACATAGTAAAGTGCATTTGTTTAATTCTTTTTCAATTTTATCATTACTTCAATTTCTTAATGTTGATCAAGAAACTTCTTTTTGGGAAGGATCTATATGATGAAAATCAAATATTGGTCAATTATTTTCAGTCAATTTTATTTTACAATTTGTACATTCTCCTCCCATTTTCTTTATAAAATGAATCTTTTTATTTAATCTACATTTTTTATTGCTTTTTTGCATACATTTTTTACAAACACTATTGTATCCATCTTTATGCTGTGGATGCTTTGGAAACTCATCTAAGGCTTTTGATTCTTTACAAACCGTACATGTTTTTATTAATATATTCATGATTTATTTGATTTAATAATTAAATCAAATATAATAAAAATATTTTGTATATGCAAATTAAATTTACTTATTAAAGAAAATGGTAGATAATTTTGACTTAATTAAAAGTCTTTTGAAATTTGAATGTAAAGATGATTTTTATTATCTTCAGATTATACAAAGATCAAAGGATAATCCCGATATAGGAGCAAATAACCGTTTAGTTCGTTCCTATTGTATACGTTCTCTTGAATATTTCGAAGGCAAGAAAAAGGAAATTAAGCAAATGTGTTCTATATTTAAAGCACGTGCTTATATTCATTTAAACAAGCGAAGCTATAAAGATGTAGCGTTAGTTTGTTTACAGAATCTTGCTGAACGAATACGATATGATCAGATGGAAGAAGTTTATCGTTGTTATGATCATGCTTGTGGATCAACATGTAATAAAGACGATAAAACATGGGTTGTTGATATTGATGGACCTACAGATAATCGTGCGGTAAATAATATCTTACTGTTTATTGAACGAGAATGTCAACCTATTGGTTCAAAGTTTAAGGCTTTGATTCCTACTAAAAATGGTTTTCATTTAATTACAACTCCTTTTGATATGTCAACTTTTGCGAAACGATATCCGAATATTGATGTACATAAGAATAATCCAACATTATTATACTTTAAAGGATAAAAAGTAAACCGCATTAGGTTACTTAGCGGTATATAAATAATAGTAACGGGTTACGCCAGATAGTATGAGTTTGCCTTTGTATATAGAAAGGTGGTAGTTTGGTTGTTTGATCCCGACAATAAAACACGGTATTCTTGAGTGAACCCAAAAAATACTCAAGTGGCTTTTAGGAACTTCACATTGAAGTTTTAGTAATAGTTCTTGAAGTTACAAGAAAAGTATAACAGTATACTAGTCGCTGCTATATAATTAGAGCATTAAACACTTTAGCTATTATGGACCACTTCTAGGGTATAAGTATAAACTGCCCTGTCTTTGGGCCTGCCAGGTTTTTGACATTCAAGATAGTTGATGATAATTCATGCAGGATCTGGTATAACTTCTTTAACAACTGGACCAAAAAATAAACGCTAAGAACACTGTACGTAAGATGGCTAACAAGGTTATGCCTCTTGCAACTCCTATGCGTGCTCAAGTAGCTTTTGCAGCTTAAGCTATCCAAGTCTGGAGAAATAATAGACAAAGATTTTCTGCATAGATTAATGCAGATGATGTAAGTTAATCATTACTAACTACTATTATAGGACCGAGTTATTTCAGATAAGTTGTAGGAGATAAGATAAAAACTATCTGATACGTTTTGTTATTTTTCGGAATAGGAGAATAAAATAACCAAGCATGTAAATAAAATTATTATTAATAGTTGAATGGACATGAGTTCAATTCTCATCAGGTCCACAAAAATCTTTTTAACTTATGGAATCACTATACAAAATTGGAGATAATGTTTTAATAAAGAAAAAGTATGATCCAGGATGTAAGGGTCTCGATTATTCGTACTATTTTGCAGAAAATATGCTTACAGAATATGGAGGAAGAGTATGCACTATTAGTAAAGCTAAATATCGGCATAAAATGCAAGACGGTAGACTTCCTGATGATGGCTATTTGTATTCTATAGAAGAAGATGGTGGCTGTTTGGCATGGGTGTCTAGTATGTTTGAAGCTGAATTTTAATAATGAAACTTACATCACATGATATTCTTACTAGATTAGGGTGTTTATCAAGATTATTAACAATAATTAGCTGGATGATTATTATATTAATTATTAATTTAATGTTTTATTTTATAGAATGTTAAAGAAACTTAGTTTAATATTCATTCGTTTTGCACCTTTCTTACTAGCACTAAACATATTATTTAAAATACTACTACGTTACTATACAATTTCTACAGTAATTATTAGTTGTGTAGATTTGGTAACAGTTATGGTAGTACTAATAGGTCTCATTGTTTTATCTCTTACATTCAAATTTTGTATTTATCATAGAATTTTGTTGTATTGTGTTCTAGTGTGCTATTTATTACACTTTGTTAATAACATATTAGGGATAAACTTCTTTGTTACAGTATTAACATATTTCTTCATGATGATTGTTATCACTTTAATGATCATTATTATCTATACTTATTTAAAAGAGAAGCAAAAGTAAGTGTTAGTTATTATACTGAATAGTAATCTCAAAAATTTGTACAAATTATAGAAATAAGTGTACAAATATTTGGTTATATTGACTTTTATCTTTATATTTGTGGTGGATTCTTGCTGCGGATTTGCTTCTGCTCGTTGGTGTACTTGGTTTGTGCACGTCACGCTTTGAACGTGAAAGTTAAAGTTCGAATCTTTAACGAGCAACTATTAAAATTAAATAAATATTTCTCACATATAATAAATAATACTATGGCAACAGTACTAATTAACTGTCTAATATTACTATTTCTTTTTATCTGGTTTGTGGTAATAGTACTATGTACTATCCTTTACTTTAGGAATAGAAATGAATCTTTATTTTAGTGTATTAACTAGTATTAAAAGAAAAAGAGTATAAGATTAAGTGTATGAATGCCTTAGTTATTAATGCTGCTGGAAAAGGAACTAGGGTAGGAATGAATATTCCTAAGCAGTTTATAGATATTAATGGACATCCTATAGTATATTTGACTGTTGAAAAGTTTGTTAGGTTAAGACTGTTTAACATAATTGTTATAGTTACTCTACCTGAATATATTCCTATTCTTCGAAAGCTTTTTCCATTTTCTTATATCAAAATTATAGAAGGAGGGTACTCATGCTTAAGATCTAGAATTGCTGGTCTTGAATACATAATGACTTACTATCCTTCTATTGAAAAAATTATGTTTCATGATTCTGTTAGACCTTTTTTCACTTCAAATTTAATTACAAGATGTTTGTCTTCTTGTGATTCTAATAATTCGGCTGTTGTTCCATACATTCCAACAGTTAGCACTTTAAAAGATCTTAGTTTGTTACATGTTCCTGGAGTAAGAAAGGAGCCAATTGCTATCTTACAGACTCCTGAAACTTTTATGCTTAGAAGCCTTTATAATATAATTACAAAGATTAAAAATATAGATAATTATCAGACTTTACCTGACTTATATGAGCATAATGGAAATAAATGCTTATATATCTCGGGAGAACTTATGAATTTTAAAATTACAAGTCCTGATGATTTAGAGTTGGCTAAATTTTTATTTAATGGTAAACTTAAATATTAAATTACCAGATAACTTTTTTGAAGCAGAAGTAAAAAATGGATTCTTGGTGTCTAAAGAAAGAAAAGAACTTTGAGGAGTTGAGCTAGATTTGCTATGACAGTTTAAAAATATCTGTGATAAATATCATTTGAAGCACTATTTAGATGGAGGAACATTACTTGGTGCTGTCAGACATGGTGGATTTATTCCATGGGACGATGATATTGATATTGCTATGCCTAGAACAGACTATGATAGATTTTTAGAGTGTGCAGTTAAAGAGTTGAATTATCCATATTTTGTTCAAAATGACTGAACAGACAGTACCTTTTATTGCTGTACGAAGTTAAGAAGAAGTGACACAACATGTATTCACAAAAAGGATTTAGAAGGTCATTTTACCTTTAACCAGGGGATCTTTATAGATATATGTCCCTTTGATAATGTTCCAGATGATCTAGTTGAGAGACAAAAGTTTATGCACCAGTTACACTTAATTAAACTAGAAGCACTGGCTGTAAAAACAAGAATACAATGCTATGATTCTTCTAAGGAAAACACATCTAGACTTTTATATCTTAGAGAAAAATATCAAGAGCTGCGACAACGATATAATATACTCTCCACAGAATCATTTGGTAATCTTACATTTCCAAATAAGATGCAAAGCCTCAGAAATGCTAGAGACTATAACAATAAAGTTTACCTTAAGTTTGAGTGAGGAATGTTTCCTGCTCCAGAAGTATATTTAAGTGTTTTAACTAACATATATGGAAATGACTTTATGGTGCCAATGCCTGGTAGAAGCATGCATGGTGAGCTTCTTGTGAATACTTCCATAGGATACAAGGATAACTATAACCAATTTATGTCATTATAAGTTATTTCTAAATTTGACATTAACGGCGTAACAGCTCGTAACATATAAATTAATTACTTATATGGAGCTTCTGTGGAAATAAAAATCAGACGTGCAAAACTACGATAGTGTTTATTGGCTCCTTAGTTCAGTGGTAGAATGTCAGTTTTGTAACCTGAGGACGTTGGTTCGAGTCCGACAGGAGCCTCAATAATGAATACGATTAGGGAAGAAATTTTAAAATATAGTATAAAGGTCTTTTATTTTTCTTTGTAAATAAAGAAGTTTAAATCTTACATATTATCTTATTTTTTTAATTATGATTAAAAACCGTCCTAAGTTATTAGTTGAATATTCACAGAATTTTGATGTGGGTTCTCATATACTATTTATTATTGTTTATCCCGATACTAGTACAGAAATATATAGTGGCATGATAGATACTATAGGATTTGAAGGCAGCTACTATGTAAAAATAAACAATTATGATAATAGCATAATCTTTAGTAAATTAAATATAGACAGAGCATTTTTTATTAAAAATATAATGGGAGTTGGAGAACTAAGAGGATCCTGGCCAGAAGTTCCAACACTAGATATGCTTAGAAAGAGTATTGAAGCTCTTGAATGTTTTGATGAATTTTAAAATAAAATATTATGTTGATATTATTCTTAATAATTTATTTAGTATCTCTAATTGGTATCTACACAATTCTATATATAGAGTGGAGCAATAATACAAGCTGCACTGAAAATACAATTGAGGATTTTAATAAGTATATTATAATATATACTGATTATGTACCAATCACTCTATGGATCCCTATTGTTAATACTATTATACTAATATATTATATCACTGTATATATATATAATAAAATAAAAACTATTCGTATTAGATAAAATTAAATTTTAATTAATCCCTAAAAATTTATACTAAACAATAGGAATAATTAATGAATGGAGTATAGCCGTTAGGAGCCTCTATAAATAAAAGAGGATCATCGAGAATGGGGTGTGGAAGTAGCACGAGAAATTTGGGATTTCTAGGGGATAGAGCGTTACTATCATTCTCGACAAATTAATTGATAATCAATAACATATGAAGTTTAATATTGATAATCTTTCTAAGTGTAAAAACATAACAGAATGCGCTAGATTATAGTGCCAAGGAAGAGTAATCCTACAGTCTTGGGTTAGAGACTGCTTTAGAATAGTACTTAAATAACAGCCCACGCGGTTACGGTGGTGGAGTGACGTCAGACTGTAAATCTGATACATTAGAAACACAATAGGTTCGAATCCTATCGGTCCAGCAGAGTTAGAGTCATATTAGTATAGTGTGCGATTACTAATGGATTAGCGAACTAACGAACTTATCTAATACTTAGCACAAAGTAAAGGATCATCTCTATTAAGTTACTAGAAGGTTTATAGATAGAGAAATTTGGAGGATATCTGGCTGGATGAAGGGCCGCTCTTGAAAAGCGGTATATCGTGATGAGCGATATGGGGGTTCGAGTCCCTCATCCTCCGCGCGGTAGTAGTTCTTTGTGAAATTCTCTGCGGTATACAGTTAGTGGAAGCATAAAAGAATTTCACTTTTGGGTTTCTAGCAAAGATGGTCAATGCACCTGACTGAAGATCAGGCTATTGAGGTTCGAGTCCTCAGGAACCCACATATGTAGGTATCGCTAAGTTGGTTAAGGCACAGCTCTGCAAAAGCTGCATCACAGGTTCAAATCCTGTTACCTACTCTAAACACTAATAGCATAAAGATGAAAACAATAGTAAAAATAGTTATAACAGTCTTAGTAATACTTAATATATCATGTGGAACTATAAAACCTAATGTTATGATAGGACCTACTGGAGATACACAGAAAACTTATATTGAAGATATAAAGTATTACAATAATACTAGTGATTAACCCAAATTAGAAGTATAGTCTACAACCGCTTATTGCCCTAATTTAAGAAAAATATGAAGCTTTGTAAGTTAGATTCTTTGTGGTGGGTGTTTGTGCACCCTACAGGAGAGTTTAAATCATTAGAAATGTCTATTAGATTTAAAATCTTGAAGTTATCAAAATTTTTTGACTTTGATATTCAACTATTTGGTATTTGTTATTATTTATTTATAAACATCAGTATATTTGGCTTGCTTGATTTCTATATTAGTTATAATAATAAGGGGGATCATGCAGGCTTTCGTTTTAATATTGATATTCTTGGACTATATTTTGAGTTTAATATTTGTGATATTAGACATTGGGATTTTGACCAAGAATGTTGGGAAAAACTAGTTTAATATGTTAACACTACAAAAGCTTAAGGAATTAAAACAAGCTAATAGGGATAAACTTGTTATCTATAAACTTTTATCTACTATTATAGGGGAGTGTGAGCAAATCTCAAAGAACCCCTCTAATAATGAGATTGTTAGAGTATTACAGAAAGTATACAAAGATAATGATATTACCTTGAAGGAGTGTTCTAAGGACAGAGTTAATCTGATTCAAGAACTAAACGAGGAAAATAGCTTTTTATCTCAATACTTACCTACTCCTCTTACAGATGAAGAGTTATTAGCACTTATTGGATCCCAAATGTCTGAAGGTAAAAGAATGCCTGATATCATGAAGTATCTGAGTACTAATTACGAGAGTCGTTATGACGGTAAAAAAGCTATCTTAATAATTAATTCACTACTATAATGAAAAAGTATCCATATACTATAATATCATCTAAACAATTCCTTTTATTTTACAGCAGTCTAGTTAAACTTGGGTATAGGCCATATTTCAACGTTCAGATATACATGAAAAGTGATAAAATCCAGAGCTCTGTTGTTGTTTTAGATGATACAGGTAAGTTTTGCCTTTTTTGTTTTTACCCAGATCTTAGCTATTTAGATCCTAATATAAAACGCATTTTTATAAAGGATTCATATAGGTTTCTTCGATGTGCTGCCAAGTATAAAAACCACTTAGAATTTTAAGTTAAGATTTTATTACTAAGAGCTTTTACATAAATACAATATGAAAGAGATAAATATTATTAACATTATAGGTAAAGGATACAATTGTAATATTAATTTCAATAATGTTATATCTTGTTTTCATGATACAGATAAAAAAACTGTTTGTATAACGTTTAACATTTTGGTTGATAACAACTCACTTAAGGTTAAATACTTAAATGTTATAGAGGTTAATTATTTAGGTGAATAACTGTAAAAATAAAACTTATGACACCATTCAAAGTATTATTGTTAGAATATAATAAAAATAAACCAACCTATTATGATATAATGCCTTACCTAGTTAGAAAGTATAATGATGCTTATAAAGCAGATAAACCTTCTAAAGAAAGTTTTGAGCAGTGTAAGGATTTTGTAACGAGAAAATTAATGTATCAATACTGGGCTAGATGTGAATATGAATTTATAATTGCACATTGGCCATACAAAGAGGATAGCCCACTGAAAGATTCTTATAAAATAGATATATTTGAGCAATGTAAGATGAATATAGATATTATTACTAGAGTTTTTATGAAGAATATTCAAAAACTTTAGTTGTATTGCTCCTATAGCTCAATTGGATAGAGCAACAGCCTTTAATTGTTGGAGCACGTTTAAGCGTGAAAATTGTGGTAAATTCGGTAAAAGTGAAATAAGATGGTAAAATCTATACGAATCAGCTTTCTAAGAAAGTCTAAGGTCCTGAAATATGGGTAGCTGATAATACCGAGCTAAATTAGAGTAGATATACTGTGAAGAATATAAGTTTTCTATACTGCGTAAAATAGGTAGAGTACTTAGTAGGTTAAAAATTAAAAACATATACTTCTTTAAGTTTCTGTTTACTCTATAAATGTGTAGAGACTAAACACTGCACTTGTTTATCAAGTTGATATAGTCCAGACCACAAATATATACCACTGGTGGTATATAGCAGTGAAAACTGTAGTGGTAAGCTAAGCTGTAGGTTACAGGTTCGAATCCTGTTAGGAGCACTAATAACATTATAACATGGAAAAAATAAAAACGTACTGCTCGAATTGTCGCAAAGAAACTATTCATGTAATTTGAACAGAAGATGGATACGGAGCTTATGGTGTCTGTAGAGTAATTTCTTCAATATTATCGTTAGGAATGTCCAACTTATATTGTGATACTATTTGTAAGTGCCTAAGCTGTAATAGAAAAAGAATAATCAAGTAACGAAAATTTTATCTAACTAAAATATAATTTATGGAATTCTTATATTGCTGGGTTATATGTATAATTATTAATCATATTATTCTCTATGTTTATTGGAGGATAAAATCTAAAGAAGGAACTACTCTAGGAGATATGTATTTATACTATACTGAGGATAAATATATTAGTAATTTTATCTTTATAGTATTCGTTTGGACTCCTTTAAATTTTATTCCAATTATTGCTTGTATTATATTAATAATTTTTAGTTTATTTTCTCATTTAAGAATTAGATGACTATGAAAATACTTCTTTGGGTAGATGACGCCCGTAATCCAATGGAAGATGATTGAATGAACTTCAGTCCAATTGGAAGAAATTGTAAAGTTGTATGGGCCCAATCTTATCAAGAAGCAATTGATTTTCTTGAAAAAGAATGGCCTGATGCTATTTGCCTGGACCATGATTTAGGAGGAGAAAAATCTGGGTATGATATAGCTAAATATATTGTAGATAAATGTATCGATGAAGGAAAAACTCTTCCAGAGTTTGCAAGTCAATCTGCCAATCCAGTTGGAAGAGAAAATATTCTTAATTTATTTAATAACTATTGTAAATTTAAGAAAAAAGAACTACTTGATCACATTAAGTATGTTGTTGAATATAAAGCCGAATGAAAGAATTGTGTAAGAAATAACAAACCTCTTCCAAAATGGAAAAAACTTACACCTGGAGAAATAAAAGGATCTTGTATTAAAATACGTGATAGATTAATTAAGTAATGAGTAATGTTATATATAATTCAGAAAAAAATACAGTTTATTGGGATGAACTTTTAAAAATTCCTGAATTTAAAGCGTTGTCAGAAACTCCTCAGAATATACTTTGGCATAAAGAGGGAGACGCTTTCACCCATACTTATATGGTTACAAAATGTATGTTAAAGTATATTGAAAACAGTAATGAAGTACTTTTTCAAGACATGGACTATCGAAATATTCTAATCTTTGCTGCTCTATTACATGATATAGGTAAACCAGTTACTACAAAAAAGGGAGAAGATGGACTTTACCACTGTAAGGACCATGCAATTAAAGGAGTTCCAATTGCTGAACATATTTTAGATACATATATTTCTGATATTAAACCTCAGTACAAAAGAGCTATTCTTTCTTTGGTAAGGTGTCACATGCAACCTCTTTATATTTTAAAACAAAGAGATATCAAGTCGGCTATTCTAAGGTTAGCTAATAATCTAGAGTGTATTGACTTCGAAGCATTACTACTATTAAAGAAATGTGATTGTGAAGGATCAATACCTGAATCAGATGATCACCATGAGGAAACTTTGAGGAGTGTACGTGAATTATATTATGAGGTGTGTAGTTATCCTGCACAAACTAAAGTTCAGATTGAAAAGTTAGAAGATACTGATACTTGTAATTATAAGCCAGGTCATCATCCAAATGGAATCAATAAAGGGTACCTTACTCAAGGATATTTAAGTCTACCTATAACTGTAGGGTTTCGAGCTTGTCTTGGATTTCGCTTCTCAACCTCACCTGTAACTAAAATCGTAGATAAAAATCATTTTCATACTCAAAATTCTGTATATAAAATTATAGAAGTAAAAGAATAGTGAGCCTTCACTTGTTACTGTTTTTTAACTAAAAAGAACAAAAAAATCAAATTATGCGTTATTTATTATATAATGGTAACAGTTTAAATACCATTTTGTTTATCTTAAGTAGATACGGATATACATTAAACTATCCTAAGGTAAGTATATCTTTATTACTTTCAGGACACCCTTATAAGATCTTAATTGATACAGATAAAAGATCTTATTATGTTGTTACATATAATCAGAATATTCATTACCTTACTGGAGATAGTGATATCATCTGTTCAGATGATGACAACACTATCCTTAAAGAGTTAGGTATTAATGATATAGAAGAGAATAAACTTGCTCTATATAGTGATATTATTTTAAAATCAGAAAAGAATCTATTAAAATTACTTGAATCACCTGAATTAAAATCAAATGACATATCTATTATAGACCAGTTTGAAAAGATTCTAGGTAAAGAAAAAAATAAGGTTGAGAATAATAAGGTAGATTCTAATCTTAATAATGATTTTAAGTCTGAGTTTTTACCTGGGCGAATAGTACAGTTAATAGTTAAAGATCAAGAGTATTTTGGATTTATTATTTCTTCTAAAGCTATTGTTTATGTTAACAATAAAGGAGAAATTAAGGGTTATTTAAGTGGATGCTTTAATTCCCCTAAAAATGGGAGTTTCTACCAAGTTAAGAAGATTTTTGTTCCAACACCACACTGTTTTAAACTTAGTGATTACACAAAAATGGATGTTGCTTGACCAAAAGTAAAGAATAAGGTTGTAAAGAAAACAATCGCAGAAGTCGAGAAAGAACTTGGACTGGAACCAGGTACTTTAGAGATTCAATAGTAAATCAAAATTGAAATTCTGTTTTTTATCATGGGTAAATTTATTCGAGGTAATCAATTGGATAAATATAATAGGTACGAGGAAGAGATTGCTCGTCTAAATAAGAAAAGAAAAATAAAAAAATTTAGGGATACTGAGGAACAGAAAAATAAACTAATTAAGAGAGATTAAAAATGACATATGGGTTAAATGATATTTGTTTAGTACCAGCTAGAACCAGTAGAATAGAACATCGTGCAGACTGTAATCCATATAACTTTGATGGTATGCTGCCGTTATTTACTGCTCCTATGAATTCTGTTATTAATGAGAATAATTATGAAGTTTTTCTTAGAAATAAGATCAATACAATTATTCCAAGAGGAGTAGATTATGATAAACGATGGGAGTTGTCTACAAGTACGTTTGTTGCACTTGGCTTATCTGAGTTTGAAAGATTTATTACAGATTTTGAAAATATATATGATACCACCAATGATATTCGTTATGTGTGTGTTGATATTGCTAACGGCCACATGTTAAAGTTAATTGATTTATGTTCACAAGCAAAGTCTATATTTGGAGGTCGATTGTCATTAATGGCGGGCAATATTGCTAACCCTGATACTTATGCTGATTATTCACTAGCAGGAATTGATTTTGTACGGATAGGTGTAGGGGGAGGTTCTGTATGTACTACTTCTGCTAATGGTGGAATACACTATGCAATGGCTTCCTTAATTAAGGAAGTTGTTGATAAAAAGCGGGCTATAGAAAAATGTATTGAAGAAACAAAAGTAGTTAATATAGCGGGTGACTCTGGTTTTTACTTGGGTTGTAACTCAATAACTCATCCATACAAAAGTGTTCCATTTATTATTGCGGACGGAGGATTTGATAATTATGATAAGATTATTAAAGCACTAGCTCTTGGAGCTGATTATGTAATGGTTGGGAAACTCTTTGCACAATCTCAAGAAGCCTGTGGAGAGTTACTACCTGTTACAGATCCAAATCTAGGACTCAGGCGTAAATACTATGGTATGTCTACTAAAAAAGCACAGATAGAAATAGGAAACCAAAAACTTAAAACTGCTGAGGGTATTGAAACCACAGTTCCAGTTTTGTATAAGTTACAAGATTGGTGTGAAAATTTCGTTGACTACTTAAGGTCAATGATGAGTTATTCAGATTCTTTTGACCTTTTAGAGTTTAGAAAGACTAAATATAGAATTGTTAGTCCATTAGAATATTTATCATTTTTCAAATAAAAATAAAAATAGTTATGTTTAACCAAGGAGACAAAGTTATTATTAAAAATCTTGATTGTTTACTTAAGGATAATCTACTCAAGGAAGCACCTGACTTAGAAGGTGTTTATTGTAACAAAGACATGAAATATGTCTTATTTTCTGATTTTCCCTATTTTGGTAATGTTGCTGTTATTGAGGATGTAGATAAGAATGACCCAGATATTCCATATTTTCTATCTATAGGCATATGGGTACCTGAATTTATGATTATCCCATATGACGAGGGTGTTCCTAACCCTGAACCTAAAGCTATCCCAGTAGAGAATAATATTTACCAAAAGGTATATATTAATAAATTTAATAATAAACCATTTGGAAAAGTATTCCTCAAATTAATTGCTCTTGATAAGAAGGTCGCAGAATTCTCGGCCACTCAATTTAGCAAACTAAAAAAACACGAACTACAGTATATTGCAAAGCTTTTACAGGACCATGGGGCTGAATTTGCTGATTATAATAAGTTAACCCAGAAGGAACTGGCTGTGTACTGCTATAATAAGGCATTAGAACTATAGTATGTTAAAACTTCGAGTTTTCAGTCCAAATACAAGTTGTGCTCCTTTACGTAGTATACCTTTTAATCAAAGAGTACTACTACGTTTAGGGAGCACAACTCCTTTAATTTCTAAATATAAATATTTGGAAATTAATACTATAGAGGGAGTTAAAACTTCTGGGAATAAAATATTAATGAAGCGTGCCTTTGACAAAGCGGGTGTATCTCATAGTGAATGGATTAGTTCTTCTAACAAAGCAAGCATTTATAAGTTTTTTATGCAGCACAAAATTCTTATAGCAAAACATAAACATTCATCGAAAGGGAAGAATATTTATTATATTGATAATCCCAAATCTTTAGACGATCTATGTAATAATGTTAATATAAGGGATTTCGTGTTTGAAAAGTATTACTTCTTCCCAAATGAATATAGAGTACATATTGATGTTCATCATGGTTGTTTCTATGCCTGTAAAAAGGTGTTGAGACAAGATGCTGAAATACAGTGGCATAAACATGCTGACAACTCAACATTTGTTTTAGTAACAAGAGAACACAAATTACCTGGATGTTGGGAAAATATAATTAGTGATTGCATTAAGGCATTAAAGCAAATGAACCTTACAATTGCCTGCTTTGATATATTGTGCGGTGGTGATAGTTATATCATTGTTGAAAGTAATACAGCTCCTTCTCTAGCTTCTTTTGGGATAACTTATTATGGGAATCATTTAAAAAAGTACTATGATACTAGATTTTAGAGGAAAAGAATATAAATGTAATTACTATGCTGGTAATTACTTTTATGAAAATATGGCTTGTTTTAGTAGGGGATGTTCTAAAGGTGAATTTAATGGTTATTATTATGCTACTATTATATGGCCTCGAAGTAGACAAGTTCAGCTTAACTACTGTACATTTGATACGAAAACATTAATTGAGTACTTTAAGGAAATCTCAAGACTACTGGGGTTTACATTAATATCACTTGTAAAGAGTACACATTCATACAAATTACAAATTAGGTGTGCTCCTGACAATAGATTCTTTGTCTATAGTGCTATGTATATTAGATATGTATACGAAAATCCGTTTTGGTTATTATTATACTCTGCATGGCAAAATAGAGCAAACTTTCCAGAATTGGATATTACTCAAATTATGCAACTTTATATTACATTGTTTCATGATGGAAAAAGATGTCATTGCCCAGGATTAGATGACCTAACATTTTATAACATTAATCCTAAGTGCCAGTTTAATTTAATTAGAAGGGACTTTAACTATAGTGAAAGTTTTTGTAGGATTATAGCTAAACATAATAGTTTGTGCCGTTTGCTTCGAGTATTTAACTCGAAGCAATTACCTCAAATTGTCAAGGGAATTAATTTTATAGCGAATGAATACTATGCTAAAAACAAAAAAAGTATATGTCGTTGGTAATCAAGTACACTATGCTAATTTTATTACTAAGCGTGAGCTAGTAGATGATATTAACGATGCAGATATTGTTATTTTTACAGGTGGAGAAGATGTACATCCTTCTTTGTATAACTGTAAACCTCATCCTACTACTTGTGCTAATTTACAAAGGGATCTCGCAGAAAAGAAAGAATTTGAGAAAATCAGACCTGATCAGTTAGCTGTGGGGATCTGCCGAGGCAGTCAATATTTATGTATTATGAATGGTGGCATACTTATTCAGAATGTGGAAAATCATGCTATTCGAATAACTCACTCTATTACAGAGATAAGTACGGATAAAATGTATGAAATTACCAGTACACACCATCAAATGCAGTATCCATTTATAATACCATATAAGTATTGGACATGTTTGTTTTATTCAACTAGTCATCGGTCAAGTATATATGAGGGAGATAATGTTATGTCTCCTCCTTATGAACCTGAAATTGTTTTGTATGACAGACCAAATCTTCCAAAGTGTTTGGCTATCCAAGGACATCCTGAATATATGAGACCTGAATCACCAATTGTTATAAGAATAAATGAAATAATTGATAAATTAATATCAGATGAAAATTAAAAACGTTACAGTAGGAGCGGACCCTGAGTTGTTCATTTTTAATACAAAAACAAACCAAGTAGTATCTGCAATTGGAATAATTCCAGGAGAAAAAGGTAAACCATATACTAAAGGCATGCCAAAAGGATTTGGTGTGGAGATTGACTGTATTTTAGGAGAATTTAATATCCCACCTTGTACTTCTAGTAATGAATTTGTAGATTCTATTAAATATATGAAAGATTGGATTCGTAATTGGGTTAAACAATTCGATAACAATCTTGATATTTGTTGTAGTGCATCTATGCCCGTGCCTGAAGATCAATTACTTGATCCTAAAGCAAATGAAATTGGATGTTCTAGTGATTATGATGCTTATACAGAGTGTGAAAACGATAAGCCACAAGGTTATCCTGATAATAGAAGAGTGGCAGGTCAAATGTGGGCCCGAAGGTATAGTAATATATCTTAAGAATAGTTCAAAAACGGTGAACGAGAATTGTATCAAAATATTTGCAAATTAAAATAATTTTATGTAGTTTTGTTGGTGTATAATATCATATATTATGAAATAATCAACAAAACAAATACTAAATTATCTTAATAAAGGATACACTATGATAGATGTATCCAAAATACTTAATATCAACTATAAAACAGTTGAAAGTATAAAAAGACGTTATAAAGTAGATGTTAACAAAGTTTCTCAGAGTAAAGCAAATTATCATTTCTTAGAAATTATAGATAATGATATAAAAGCATATATTCTTGGTTTCTTTATAGCAGATGGGTGTATTGGGAAAGAGGGTAGATTCTCTTTTAATATTTCCAAAGAAGATGAATATATTTTACATAAAATAAAAGATTGTTTTATAGCTAATTCAGTGGTTTATAAAAATAATCAAAATGGAGTAAAATTTAGAAAGGAACAAGCGATTTATAGATTTACATCTCGTCCTTTATTATCTATTCTTGAAAAGGAGTATAATATACATCCTAGAAAGACATATAACTCTTCATTTCAGTTCCCTTTTAAAACAATTCCAACTAAATATCATGGAAGTTTTATTAGGGGCTTATGAGATGGGGATGGTTGTTATGAGTCTTACAAAAGCATATTTAATCCTAGCTGTTGCATAAATAGCAAACTGTTTGCAGAGCAAATAGGAAATATTATAAAGAATAATACAGGATTAGATTATAAGATTTATGAGCACCAAGGCAAAACTTGTAAATATTATGTATTACGTCTACATGCAAATAGAATTAACAAACTAGAAAAAATTCGAAAACTTTATAATTTTTTATATTCTGAAGATACTATTTCTTTAAAACGTAAAAAAGATAAAGTTATTAGATATCTTGAATACCGTGCTAATTTAGCTGTTAACAAGGCTAAACAGTGTAAAGCGTAGAGATTGAAACTTAGAAATAAGAATAAAATATCTCCAAGAGTGAACTACCCATACAGATAAAGCTGATGGTGAAAATGTACGCTGAACTATAGAAATACAATAGATCTATAGAATCTAGGGATAAAAAGCCTTAGAGATAACAATTTTGTCACACATTCACATAGGATATGATAACCCTAATTTTGATACATCTGTTAAGCTTATTAAGTTCTTTGATCTATGCTGTGGAGTTCCTTCTGTATTATATGATAGAGATACTTTTAGAAGAACTCTATATGGTCAAGCAGGAAGTTTCCGTTGTCCTGAGTGGGGAGTAGAAGCAAGATGTCTAAGTAGCTTTATGCTTAATGACAAATACCTTCCAATGATTTATAAACAAACTATGTTAGCTGTAGATATGTTTAATGAAGGATTTCCTTTGCCAGAAGGAGATTTAGTTCAAAAGTGTATTAATACATCTAATAAAGTACTGGCAGAACATCTAATTAAACTTTATGGAATATGTGCGGACTAGCTGGAATAATTTCTACTGAAAAGACTGAATTTAACATAAACCACTTTAATATACTTGGAACCCTAAACGATGAAAGAGGGGGAGATAGTTGTGGTATTTTTATTGATGGTAAGGTAGAATATGGAGTCAGTGACAGAAAATTATTTAGGAACTTTACTACTAGTATAAATTATCCAAAGTCAGCTTCTATTGCTTTATTACATTGTCGAAAGGCCTCTCCTGGATATCCTGTGAATTTAGATCAGGCTCAGCCAGTTGTTATTAGACGTGGTAACAAAATTGAGTTTGTACTAATGCATAATGGTACTATTCTTAATATTGGAGAATTATCTAATAAATATCTTCCAGAACTTAATACTCTTGGTATGTCTGATTCTCAAATTTTGGCAGAAATTATTTATGAACATGGATATGATGTTCTAGAAGAATATACAGGTTGTGCTGTTCTTATAATGGTAGATTATAGATCTTTGACTCCAGAAGTACTCATGTTCAAAGGGAGCTCTTGTTATAATGAAAACAAAACAAAATCTGAGCGACCTTTAGTTTATATGATTAACGAGGGTAAACTTTATTTTTCGTCGATGTATGCTTCTCTATATTCCATCAACTGTAAAAAAACAATCTATGAATTTCCTGTAAATAAGTTATGCCGAATCAAGGATAACAAGGTTTACTGTATTAGAAATATTAATCGTGAAAAATTAAGGAGAACCCTTTGCATACCAGTATATGGTGCTTCTTATAAGGATAATTCCCCAGCATATACCTCTAATAACTTATATTACAGTCAAACTACAGGTACGTATATGTTAAATGAAATTCCAGCACACGGTATGTATCTAGCTTATCCTTCTGGGTATTTAGTACCCGAAGCATATGCCAGCTCTAACGCATATAGACATACTTTCTACTTCTTCTATGGGCGATTGTTACCCAATAAAGAAAGTTATGATTTCCTTGAAAATATAGATGACCTTTTTACAAATGATGTTCTTTCTGTTTATTGTCCCGAAGTTATTGATTACTTTGCATATAATCCTCGAATTATTAATGGTGTCTTAACTACTGTTGACAAAGACTTCAATTATATGAAGTACATGGAAGGATCATATGTTACTCTATTTAATGCTCCTGATAAAGTTAATGTAAAAGATGGAGTAAGTTCTACAACATATACCTATGCTCCTAGCGCTTTTGAAATTTTCAAGAATAATGCAGAAAATACAACATTCGATTTTGAAGTACTAGAAACACAGATTTTACAGTTTATAACTAATAGACTTGTTGATTTAGATGCTGTACAATAATACTAAAAAAAGGTGGGAAACTGGAGATACCTTACTAAGAGGTGTGATCTATATTGATTACGCATATATAGAATATGGTTATTTTGAAATAGACCCACTAAATATTCCTCTAGTAATAGAAGGGGAAATTACCTATTTGGAAAGACGCGAGAACTGCAAAATACCATTATATTGGGTAAATAATATTTGTTGCTATACGATAGATTTAAAACTATCTAATAATATCATTACAGATTCTAAATATGTGTTTAATTATCCAATAGATAGATGTTACAATTTTTCAAAACTATCTTTAAAACCTAAGGATATTAAATTAATACCTGATAAAGAATTTACATATATTGAAGACTTTACCTTTGGCCTTGAATATGAAACATCCGCAGGAAACATACCTTGGTTAAGTTGTATTGATACAAATCTAGTACCACTGTATGATGGTTCAATTAATGGGCATGAATATGTAACTTTTCCATTAACACATATAGATTTACCTATTATTAAACAGCATTTGAAACTACTTGAAAGATACACGTTTTACGATAAAAACTGCTCTTTGCATATTCATTTTGGTAACTTTCCAATTAATAATAGTTATATTAATCGTCTGTGTAAGTTCTGGTGCTATTTTCAATGGTCTATTAGTATGTACATACCAAGATATAGTTACTATACAGAACGCTATAAAAGTAATGGTAAAGCTTACAATAAACCTTTTCCGAGTATTGCATCTCTCCCTACATTCTACAAAAGGTTCACTGGTAATGAGTATAATGATGACCAAAGTTTTTATTTACCTAATTCATATGATTTAACAGAGGAGCGTAAGTGGGAAGTGCACGGTAGATATTTTAATATGAATATAATGCATTTAATTTCAGGTGATGCCCATAAAACTGTAGAATTCAGATTTTTAAGACCCACTACAGATTACTCTGAAATTAAGTGGTACCTGCTTATATTAAGTGCTTTCTTAATATATGTTATAAATTCAAAGGATAGTAACTATAAAAAAATAACAGTTGACAAGGTTATTGATTTTACTTTTCCAAAGGATATAGCAGATAAATTAAAATTAGAGGGAGGTAAGCTATACCATCTTCGTAAAGTGCAGATGAGTTATGGTGACTATGGTGGAGTTAACCAATATCGTAAAGAGATTTATTTAACCAAAATTTGCAAATTTTCTTTATAATTTGTTAATTAAATCTTTGATTGTTCACAGATTTTTACTACCTTTGCTGTATAACTAAAGGTAACAAACAGGAGCTTAGTGTAATGGTAGCACAGCGGTCTTTAGCTAAATGAAATTATGAGTGATTGAAAAACAATTGAAAAGGGTTACCTAGGTAGCCTGCTAGTAGAACAGAAATTTATTGAAAACGGGTATAATCTATTTAAACCTGTTTTGGAGAATGGAAAAGTAGATTTAATTGCAGAAAAAGATAATAAATATATTAAACTGCAAATTAAAACTGTCCAAATAGAAAGTAATGGTAGAAGAATAATTCCAGTGAGAAAAATATCCCATAATATGGGATAATATAAAGTAAAACTGTATACTGAAAAAGATATAGATTATTTTATTGGAGTTGACTTAGATACTAAAGACTTATATATTTTACCTGTGCATTTCTCTTCTCAGTATAAAAGTTCTATTGGCATAAACAATTGTCAAAATTACAAAAATAATTTCAAACAAATGGAGCCTATTGGTGGAAACACTAATAGTGAACACGATGATAACGTTGAATCCTTAACAGATAATGCTGATGGTAACGACGTCGGAATAGAATAAAAATTCTAGCCGCTAGAGAGCAGATAATCGTGCACCTAAGTTGAAAAATATGGTGAAGAAGTGCTCCAGACCACAAACAGAAATGGTAGTGAAAACTATGGTGGTAAGCAAAACCGTAAACGGGAGCCTCCAAAACTCCAGGTGAGGGTTCGAATCCTTCAGCTCCTGCAACTTATTGAATATCAAGGCATTAGTTTTCTAATGCCTTATTTTTTAATATTATTACTATGCTTATAAATAGATTATTAAGGGATAGTGGTTATATCTTCATTCAAAATGTAGATCCTCTATATATTAAAATGATAATAGATATAGGTTCTTATCCAATATTTACATATACCCATAGGAGTCATAAAAGTATATATATTGGAAGTAAGCTTGATGATTATAGTTTTCTTATAGGAGAAGAATGTTGTAACCTTATCTATAATTCACACAACTATCCTTTATTTAACTTTGGTGTATGTACAGTTTCTGATATAAAGTATGTTCTAAAAATGTCAATGGCTCATACTCTGTCAAAATTTCCCATTATGTACTTTAATTAATGTAATAACGTTAACAGATATGTTATGAAGAAAATTATATGAAGAATACTAAGTTATGCTATATTGATCTTGACTATTGTACTTATGTGACAGAAAATAAATAATCTAAATATAGCATTAGACAACGCAGTTAACAATACAAAGGCATATGCTGCAGAAAATTCATGATTGAAGAAAAACAATAGGGCTTTCAAACTTTCAATTGAGCAATTGGAGTACTATGGCGATTCTTTAATGCTTGAAATGAAAAAAGTGGCTAATGAAAACAAAATCAAGGATAATAAAATTAAAGCTTTACAATATCAATTAGAGCACTTTTCTAAGAAAGATACTATCGTTATTAGAGATACAATATTTAGAGAACCTGGGTTTGTGTTAGATACTTGTATTGTAGATAAATGGAACAGAAGTTGTTTACATCTTTCCTATCCAGGCACAATAGCTTTAAGTAACGAGTATAATAATGAAAAGTATATAACTCTAAGTTCCCATAAAGAACCTGTTAAACCACGAAAATGGTTTCTACCACGATGGTTTACTAGGAAACATACTGTTATAGAAGTTATTATTATAGATCAGAATCCTTACGTTACTACTCCTAAACAGAGATATATTGAAATAATAGATAACTAAAATGAAAATTAGTATAGAAACCAAATTTGATATTGGGCAGATAGTATATATTTGTCAAAAGACTCCTAGATTTGAAGAGGGAGCTTTCGTAGACACTTATGCTGTAGATACTGCTCCTAGAACAGTTAAAGATATTATAGTTTCATATTTAGATTCTGGTCCCCATATATTTTATGTTTTTGAGGACATAATAACAATGATTCCAGAATATCTTGTTTTTAGTACATTAGAAAAGGCTGAAGAATGGTGTAACAATTATGAATAAGTATATAGATTGCTCTAAGTTAGGAAAGATAAAGGAATCTGAGTTCTCTGAATTGTTACTATCTCAGGTTGGAGGAACCATTCAGATTCCATCTAAGTATCAAGATATGTATGATCATATTGATATTATATGAAAGTATAATAATAGAACTTTTACATTTGACGTCAAGAGCGCAAAAAAAAATCGTAGAGCTGATAATACTCCAGATTATAATATCAACTGAGTGGAGCTAAAAAATGTTCGAGGAAATCCTGGATGACTATTTGGAAAGGCTGATTATATAGCATTTGAAGGAGAGAAAGATTGAATCGTATGTAGACGAACTGATATAATTAAACTAATTGATTCTAAGGTAACAAATAAAAGTATAGATAAATCTAGGTCTTTATATACTTATTACCAAAGAGATGGTAGACAAGATATAGTTGTTAAAGTATTATCTAGTGATTTACGGAGCATTTCTAGAATATCATTTATGAAAAATATAGTAACTTAATTATATTTAATATTATCTTAGTATGTCGAAGAGTTATAAGGTTCCAGTTTACAAGGATAAAGGTATAAAGAATATTTATCATCGACTTGTTAAAAGAAGAATAAGGAATTACTTAAAAAGTAATTTTTTTAAACTTCAAGATAAAGACTTTGATTGTAACATTCCTAATCCTAGAACAATAGTTAATGATTATAATTACTGTGATTATATATTTGATGCTAGATTTGGTAAAAATCTAGAAAAATGGAGGTCTAAGCTTTCTAGGAAGTAACAATTTAAAATGTAAATCATAAAAAATAAAAAAGATATGAGTAGAGTAGTTAAGTATTATTACAGTGCCCCTGTATATCAAGGTACTGTTTCTGTGAATCCTATTATCGAGAAAACTGTTGTTTATGATGTTAAACCATGTCGTAGGTATACTATGGCTGCAGTCTATGATGATAATAGTCATACTATTAAGTTTGGACTTGCAGTATGCCAGCCTGTAGATAACTTTAATAAAGCTATTGGGCGACAAATTGCTGAACATAACGCTTTGAAGAGTCCATTTCATGTTATCGAAAACTTCGGGGGTCGTAGAAATGACTATGCTGATGAAGTTATGAGTATTATGATGGAAAAGGAGAAGAAACTTTTAAAAAGACATAATCCTAAGCTCTTTAATTCTAATTATTTTGTGGAATAATGATTGATATCATTTTTAATGGTTGTATTAGTATAGAAGATAAAAACAAAGATGCATTTATAGAAGATTTTAATAACTTTCTAGTTTCCAGAGAGGCTGCTTTTAAGGGAACTGTAAGAGTTATTGAATTTGATGATGCAGAAATTATTGATGATTAGAATCTATACTGATGGAAGTTACAAACCAACAACAGATCAGGGTGGTTATGCCTCTATAATTACTGAAGATGATAAAGTAATTAAGATCTTATATCAAGGTTATATACATACTACTAACAATAGAGCAGAATTAATGGGAGTCCTATACTCCTTAGAATATTTTAAGGAACCTAAGAATTTAGAGATATATTCTGATTCAAGTTATATTGTTAGTAGTATTAATAATGGTCATGTATATAGATGAATTATAGAACAAGATGATTCAAAAAAGAATATGGATCTATGAATTAAAATAGTTGATCTATTGCACTTTCATAAAGTAAAGTTCTTTTGATTAAAAGGCCACAATAATAATAAATTTAATGAACTTGCAGATTGTTATGCTAATATTGCTGCAATAGTAATTAATCCAAAGGAAGATATTAAATAGAATTAACTATGGAAAAGAAATTAACTTTGAAAAGAGTTGGTAATCATTGGTATCCTTGCGTTAATCACATGAGAGGATATATTGATGGATTTGACAAGAAAACTGATAGGTATTTATCTATCATTGATGTTTGTGGAAGTGAAGAACTTACAGTAGAGTTTGAGAATCTAGGTATTGAACTTGAGGGTATAAATATTATCTATTTTAATGAGCAAGATATTACTAGGTATTTAACCACTGATGATAGTTTTGATCTTAGATTTGTAATTAATAATCATGAATTTACAATATATTCCGATATTTACTGGTTATTAGAAACCCAATTTAACTTTAACTTTCATAAGGAGAGTTATAGGATCCATATTTACTAGATAGCAGAAATGCTTTATACTTTAAATTACTTAATTTATGATAATTAAAAACGAGGCAAATGATCCTGTAGAAAAGAAGGATGTTAGTAGGCGTAAATGCACTTTAAGTAATGAAATTCAAAAACTACTTCTTCGTCAGCTTAAGCATGAATTGCAGAATCATAATGCGTATATGAATTTTTCAAATTACTTTGGTGTTAGAGGATTTGTTATTCTTGAAGAGTATTACAAACAAAGAGCAGATGAAGAATACTTACATCATTCCTGGATTCGTAAATATTTAAATGAAAACGATGCAGAGTATATTTATCCTACTATTGAGCAGTTTGATAAGAAAGTAGAAGATATGGTAGATCCTTTTAAGATTACCGTAGATCTTGAAATTGAAACTACTCAAATGATTAATGAAATTGTTGATCAGGCAGCTAATGAGGGTGATTGGGCTACTTTCAACTGGTTGAACGGGCACGATAAAGAGACAGGAATGTTAGTGAACGAGCAGGTAGAATTCTGCCTGTCTGCTTAGAAATAAGTAGAATAGAATAAATCAAAAACGGTGAAGGCTGAGATGCTAATACCGTGCTAAACTTAATAGTAATATATTAAGTCAGTGTAACGCATAGGTTTTGAACCTAATTTGTTTGTGAGTCTGAAAAAGAATTTGTATATTTGTACTATGTTTAATTAAAATATTATGATATATGACAAATAACAAATAAATTTATGAAAATAAAATTATGACTTCAAATAGTTCTGGAGATTTTATCATTCTAGAATATATTGATTCATATAATGTAATAATAAAATTTTTACAAACAGGTACTATTATTACTGCTGAACTAGGTAATCTAAAAAAGGGCTCTGTTAAAGATCCTTATTATCCGTCTGTATACAATACAGGTTATTTTGGAGTAGGTCAATATAGTTCTAGGGACAAAAACGGTAAACAAACTCGATGTTATAAAATTTGGAAAGAAATGATTGGAAGATGTTATTGTCCAAAAGTTTCTGAATATAATAACTATGGAGGAAATGGAGTTACTGTTTGTAAAGAATGATTAAATTTTCAGAATTTTGCAGATTGATATTATAATAATTGTTATAACGAATCATTTGTTATAGATAAAGATTTCTTGGTAAAGGGGAATAAAATTTATTCTCCAAATTATTGTTGTTTTATCCCAAAGGAAATTAATACTGCTATTACTTGAAGATTTCAATGTAGAGGTAATACTCCAATAGGAGTCAGAATCAAAAACAATAAAATAATTGCTCAAATTAATTATATGAATAAGAAAAAACATATAGGAACTTTTTCTACAATTGAAGAAGCATTTAGAGCATATAAGAAAGAGAAAGAAACTTGTTTAAAGGAATATGCTAACAAATATAAAAATATACTTCCAAAACAGGTATACAACGCTATATACAATTATAAAATATTAATAACAGATTAGAATAAAATAAACCCACGAGTGATTTACCCTTAACAGATAATGCTGAAGGTGAAAATATATGCTGAGCTTATACAAAATGAAGTATAAGAAGTATAGATAAAAAGCTATACGATAACAAAATTGAGAAGAAGAATCTATTAGTCGTACTGTTAGAGACATTGCTGAAACGGAAGGTAGTTGGCTTAGAAAGGAGAAATCCATCATGAATGCCTATAAGGGGGATATTGATTAATATGTCTACACTAGAACTTGAAGAGCATAATATAATTGTCTATAGAAACGATCCTGATTATATTAAAGCCTGTTTAAATATTGGAGTGAGAGTGTTAGCATGTGTACAAAGAACTAAATCTAACTCTAGTTTTGGACTAAAAATAGTTCATAGAGTTAGTAATATTAGCACCTTACCACTATATTTATTAGAATTTGATATAAATCTCCTTAGTAGTCCTGAGGAATCAGGTTTTTATATTAATGATATTAAGTATGTAGAGGATTTCTTTTATTATACTAATGTGTTTAACTCTTATAGATATTATATAGATATTAACAACAAAATATATAGTATTCACTCCTTTCCAATTGGAGGGTTTAAAGTATAAAAGGCTATGATAATTAATCTTCCTAATACAATTAAAGATATTTACATAGTTGGTGATGTACATGGGTTGTGGAATTTAGTTGTTTACAATATTCGCCAATATAAGATTAAAGACTCAGTATTTATCTTCTGTGGAGATGTAGGAATAGGATTTGAGCAGTTGAAACATTATACAGATCATGTAATTCCTGAATTGCATAAAGTATTAAAAAAGTTTAACGATATATTTATTTGGATTAGAGGGAATCATAAATGTCTTTAATATTTATTATATTATTTGGTAATCATAATAATTTATATTATATTTGTATATTTAATTTAAATATAATTTATATATGAAACCAAGTAACCACAAAATTAATAGTAATTTTTTTGAAAAAATAGACACTCCTGAAAAAGCATATGTTTTTGGGTTCTTTTGTGCAGATGGATATAATTCTGGATATTCTAACTTAGAATTTTATCAATTAGAAGAAAATAAAGATATCTTAGAAAAAATTCAAGCTGCTTTAGATACAGATTATTTACTACAATCCAAAGTTCAAAAAACTAATGGGAAAGTTTTATGAAAACTAAGTATAAATAGTAAAAAGATGTGTAGTGATTTAACAAGGTTAGGTGCTGTTAAAAATAAATCCTTAATTTTAGAATTTCCTCAATTTATTACCCCTAAGTTACTCTCACATTTTATTAGAGGATATTTTGATGGTGATGGATGTATATGAAACGGCAAAAGACGCAAAATGGTTGTTAACGATAGTACTTGTAAGGAAGGTAGAAGAACTAGAATAGTACATAATGTTAAAATTACGTTTACTGGTAACACTAAGTTTATAACTTCTTTACAGGATGTGTTAGTACATAAATTACAATTATCTTATACTAAACTTAATTTTAGTAAATCTAAGGGAGCAAAACATGTATGCACTCTAGAATATTCAGGTAGAAAGAATATACATAAATTCTATAGTTATATGTATAAAGATGCTACTATTTTTTCTATAAGGAAATATAATAAATTTAAAGAAATAATTTGTGCTCTTGAAGAGAAATCTTCAAGTGAAACAGGGTTAATTGCTGGGACGCCTGAGATGGTAATCAGCAGCGAAGCTTCAAAAGAAGAACGTTCATCGACTATTCCTGAAATGGAAGTAGAATCAAGTGATTCGAAATGCCCTGCCCTTAACAAGTAATGTTGAAGGTGAAGATATAGTCAGTTCTCATACTAAATCAAGTATGAGCCATATGGGTATAGTTTAACGAACTATACTAAACAAAAAGGATAACCCCTTGTATTTCAGCAAACAACTTATTAGTACTGATTATGTAAAATGTGTTCCTGACTATTCTATAATAAACGTTTGTAATAAAAATATTCTTTGCATAGGGGGAGCTGTCAGTGTTGATAGAATATATCGTAAACAAAATGATGCTATAAGTATAGTAAGATACATGAGGTATCATAACTGTGATTATAAAACAGCTGAATTAAATGCTCTTAAAACATACTGGGAAGATGAAATTGTTCAATATCAACCTAAAGTTGATACTAAAATAGATATTATCTGTTCTCACACATCTCCATCATTTTGTTTTCCAACAGATAAAGGAGGTATTGTAAGCGAGTTTGCTCAATATGATAATGAATTATTAAAGGACATAGAAGAAGAGAGAGCTATTATGGATAGGGTCTATAATGATTATAAAGATGATATTACTAATTGGTATTATGGACATTTTCATCAAAGCAATACTCAAACTGTAGGTAATATCTGTTTTCGATTACTTAACATTGGAGAAATCTGTAGATATTATGACCCCTCAAACAGTAACAATATATTGTAAGGTCTTAGTTATTCAAGAAGGACAATATACTGAAATAGTTGTTGAAGACCTAAATCGTAATATAACAGACGATTTAAAATATGTTACAATAGTTAGACTTCCAAACTGAGATACTGCTAATACATTTGAAGTTGGTGATATTGGTTACTTACAATTTCAATGTGTAGAAGGTGGGATTACTCAATGGTTTAACAAAAATTTAAAAGATTTTGAAGTTTATAATTATAGTAATAATTATTTTGTAAATTTCTTTAAACAAAAAGATATATGTAAACAAGACAAATTTGATTTTGAATAATATGAGTACAGAATTTGGTGAAAAATTGCAAAACGCAATGGATTCTATTGAATCCTTAACATGGAAAGATAAGAGTGGTAATAATATAAAACTTATGACAGCTCCTGAGGAAGATATTAGAAAGTGATATAAGCATTGTTATGAAATGCTATACAATTCAAATCCATGGTCTCCAGGAAAGTTTATCGTCAGAGAGAATATTCATAAAACATGGGATTCTTGCAATACAGAGTTATTTGTAAGATATCTCTTACATGATTGCGACACCAATATAAAAACAAAGAAAGATATTCTTGACTATATAAATAGTCAAAGATCCTCCCATGAAGAGGATATACTTAATGAATCTATTTCAGTTCTATTTAACGGACTTGAGCCTATTTTTGAAAAGGTAACTGTTAGCCGTCTCATGGACGCTTGTTTTGATAAACTTGATATTTTAAATAAGAAAATGATTACTGATAAGTTTATTTTAGCACAGGGAATCTGGCTAACGGATAATGAAAAGGTTGAGTTAACTGAGGTCGATAGTAATGGAAGAGTACGTAACAGAATGGAGGTAATTAAGGAAAGATTATGTTTAAATCCTGATATTAAACTTAGGGTTAGTCCAACAGGATTATCTTTTTCTGAATTTCGCTCGTTAGTTCAGCTTACTTCTTTACCTAAGATAACATCATTATCAACAATTGCATTGAAGACTCTAAGAGATAAAATATTATTATTGTTAGACAATGATCTAAATTATCATATTAATAAATGGCATACTTTAATGTCTAATATTCAACGAGTAGCTGAAGCAAGAAATATTTCATTGCCAATATTTGAAAAGATAAGTAAAGTGTAATTTATTTTTATATCTAATCAATTTTTTGTATCTTTGATGAACCGAGACGAACGTCAGAAATTAGGTATAAGACGCTGAATTGATAGTGGTGGTAGAGGTGTACTTGAATGGGCTACTGGCACAGGTAAAACAAATGGTAGTATAATGGTTATTAAATCGTTATATAAGCATAATCCTAACATCGTAGTATTAGTTGCTGTTCCAACAGATGTTTTGAAAGAACAGTGAAATAGAGAGTTGGCTAAAAACCAACTCTTTTCTGTCTGTAAAGTAGAAATATTTAATACTATCATTAAACAGCAATATCAAGTTGACCTATTAGTAGTAGATGAATGTCATTTATCTGCAAGTCCAACATTTATCAATATCTATAACTGTGTAGAATATAAATATCTTTTAGGATTAACGGCAACCTGGACTCGTCTAGACGGAAGTGAAAAATATCTTGAACAGTTTATGTCTGTTTGTGATACAATTACATTACAAGAGGCATTAGAAAATAACTGGGTATCTTCATATAGAAAATATAAAGTTCTTCTACATGTCGATATGGAGAAATACTGAGAGTATAATACTAAATTCCAGCAATTATTTGCTTATTTTAACCACGATTTTAAGTTGGTGATGGAATTAGTCAAGTCACCAAAAAAAGTGAAAATTTGGGCCCAAAAATGTGGGAAAAATGATAATGCTACAAGAGGTTACTTAGCTCAATTTATGAAATACTTAAAGCTAAGAAAAACTTTTGTCATGACTCATCCTAAAAAGTTTGAAGTTGCAAATAAAATTCTAGACTTTAGACGAGACAAGAAATGTATATTGTTTACTGCTACTGTAAAAGATGCAGAGCTATTTAAATCAAGAGCTTTAGTATTGCATAGTCAGAAAAAGAAAAAGGAGAATAGGATAATTCTTGAAACATTTAATCAATTAGATATTGCTAATATTGTTTCTCCTAAAGCTTTAGATGCTGGTGTCGATGTTAGAGGATTATCTGTAGGTATAGCTTTAACTTGTAATTCTTCTCAAGTGACTGATTTACAACGTATTGGCCGTGTGATTAGAGCTGAAGAAAATAAAGTTGCAGAGTTTTTTACATTAGTGATTGCGGGTTCTATAGAAGAGACTTGGTATAATAATGCCAATAAAAATCAATCTTATATAACTATTACTGAAGATCAGTTAGATGTTATATTAAAAGGTGGTGAAATTTCTACTAGACCCAAAAAAGGTATAATAGATATAGATAATAGATTTTAATTTAAAAGATCTAACGTAATACGTTATGTTTACTTTTAATCGTATTATATGAAGTTAGATACGATTTTAAATATTATGACTAAATATCAGTTAACAGCTGATGAAGTTTTGTTAATATATTTAACTTTTATTGCACAAACAGAGAATGGAAATCCCGAAGAGCATCGTATTTATTTCAAAAAATGATATGATGGCGGTGGTAATAAACGATTAAAAAGTTTATTTAATTCTCTCAAAGATAAGGGTATTATTAAGAAAAATTACAATCCTGATTGTTATGATCCTGATGAAATAGAATTTAATCATAATTTTATTAAACAATATTTTAAATTAACTGGAGAATTAGGACAAGAATTAATGGATGCTTATCCATCATCATTGTATTTAAATGGTAAGATTGTAAGTTTAAAGAATATTTCTAAGAAATTTAGAGACCTACAAGAATTCTATTTTTGATATGCATCAACTATTGGACATAGTATAAGTAAACATCAAGAAGTATTAGAAATATTAGAATGAGCTAAGATGAATGATCTTATTCATATTCCTATTATTGAATTTGTTGCTTCTTGTAAGTGAAACGAATTTGAAGAAATGAAAATAAAGGGAATACAAGGTAAGACCAGTACTTATGATGTTTATACAACTGCTTAATGAGTTTAGTAGGTGAATTATATTCTAAAATAGAAGATGGACGAGAAGGTAAAAATATAGGTCTTAAAACAGGACTTTTAAAACTGGATTTTTATACTGGAGGGTTTAAAAAAGGGGTATATAAACTTATCTTTAGCAAAAGTAGTGTTGGTAGAACATTAATGATTTCCAACGCAGATATTTGTAAATATAAATAAATTGCGTTATTTTTGTAGTAAAAATTAAAATAATTTTTACTATGATAAACAAAATAATAGAACTAAGAAAACAAAATTTAAATTCATTTGAAATATCTAACAAACTAAATATTTCAAAACAAGCTGTAGATTTAATTCTTTTAGATTTTTATTTCAAGAATGTTAGAAAACATAAAGTAAATGATGTAAAAGTTAAAGAAGCCTTATGTAAATTTCATGAAAATCCTGAAATATCACTTAAATCTGTTTCTAAATTGTGCAATTGTACATCTGCTGCATTAGGTAATTTATTTAAACGATGCGGAATTTATTTATCACATAAAAGTAATAGGATATCATATACGTTTAAATTAAATGATTTAAAAAATATGATTGATTGTTTTAATAACGGTATGTCTCTGAAAGAAATAGGTAAATTATATAATACTCAAGGTTGTGTTATTTCAAAGTTTCTAAAAAAACATAATTTCAACCTAAATCGTAAAACAGTAAATGAATCATTTTTTGATGTAATAGACACAGAAGCAAAAGCATATTGATTGGGATTTTTATATGCTGATGGTAATGTTTCTACAAATTCTTACCATATCTCATGTGATTTACATATTGATGACATTGAACATCTAGAAAAATTATATAGTGCCTTAAATATTTTCAGATTACCAAGAACTGATAATAAATTGCAACGATGTAGATTTGCTATTTCTTGTAAACATATTAAAGATGCTCTAATAGAAAAAGGATGTGTTCCAAATAAAAGTTATATCTTAAAATTTCCAGATGAAAATATCTTTAAATCTAAAGATTTAATAAGACATTTTATTAGAGGATATTTTGATGGTGATGGATGTTTATCTTATGGAGGTAGTAAAAATATTTTTAAACCAAGATGTTGTATTGTTGGAACTAAAAATATTTTACAAAATATAGAAGTATATTCAAATACTTCATGAACATGATATGTTGCAAATAAAACAAGTGATCTAATATTTGATATAAAAAGTAATATAAATAATAGTATTAAATTTTTACAGTGAATTTATGAAAATTCTACAATTTATTTAAATAGGAAATATTATAGATATTTGTGTTTTAAAAATCATAATTTTGCCGTCTCTAAAAGTGATTTTAGAGATAATGATCGGGTAATATCGGAGAAGGCTAAGCTATATGTACAGAATAATTATCCAAATTTTGTATATAAGCATGTTAACACCGAGATAATAAAGTAATTTAAAAGTTATTTTATATTGTAACGCATAGGAAATGAACCTGTTATACAGAATATAATTTTCCCAAGAGTATCCGACATCTCAAAGAGATGAAAATATATGCTGAACTTATAGGAAACTATAAGAATTACTTGATAAAAAGCAAGTAAGATAACAAATTGAAAAGCTCTTTTGTTATATATACAGATATATATCGTATCTTAAAAGATTATCCAGATAAAGATATAATTATAGTTTATTTTTCTCTTGAACTAAGTGCTAATACATTGTTGGCAAAATTGTTAAGCTTATATTTATATGAAACTTATGGTATTGAAGTTACATATATGCAATTAATGTCATTTACTAATAAGTTATCAGATGATATACATAAGTATGTAATTAAAGCTCGTGAGTGGTTAGAATCTATAAGTCATAAGTTTATTATATATGATAAACAGCTTTCTGCGGATTCTTTTTATGCAGAAATGATGGAACTCCATAAAAGTTTAGGAACCTTTCAAAAAAGTCCTGATGGAAAAAGAACTATATATACTCCAAATAATCCTAATCAAATAGTTAACGTTGTTATTGATCATTTACTTTTAGTAAATCCTCAAAAAGGGAGAACTAAAAAAGAAGAAATGGATCTTATATCAACTTATTGTGTCAGATTTAGAGAACTATGTCAAACTAGTTTTGATATTATAATGCAAGAAAATAGAAATAGTACAACTATGGATAGAAGAAAAGCTGGTATGGAAGAGCCTACTGCTGATGAAATTCAACAGTCGGGGGAGCCATTACAAGCTGCTGATATTTGTATTGCATTATTTAGTCCATTTAAAACCCAACTAAAAAGTTATAGAGGATATAAAATAATGGATGATAACGAAGGATATGGTTTACAAGATATTTGTAGATCTATTATTATTCTTAAAAATAGATATGGTATTTCTAATAGAATTATCATGTCTGCTTTCAAAGGTAGTATTGGTATGTTTTATCCTTTACCCAAATCTGATGAAATAAATTATGAAGATTATCTTTCATGAAGAGAAAAAGAAATAAAAGATGCAACTGTAAAAGATACAGAAGTAAAAGATATCAGAAATAAAAATAAATTTAGTTTTTAAATATGGCTATTGAATTACCAAAAAGTAAAATTCCAGCATCTACACAAGACCCTAAGTACTTGATTCTCTATGGATTGCCAAAGTGCGGGAAGACTACAACTCTTTCAACTCTTGATAACAATCTAATTATCGATTGTGAGTCAGGAACTGATTACATCGATGCACTTAAGATTAAAGTAAATACAGTTAAAGAAATTAAAGAGGTCTGTAAAGCAATTATCGATGCAGGGAAGCCTTATAAGTACATAACGATTGATACTATTACTGCTCTAGAGGAAATGGTAAAACCTCTAGCTTTGAATTTATATAAGGCTTCTCCTGTGTATAGTGATAAATACGCCGATGTTACGGATGTAACTCATCTCCCTTCTGGTCAGGGATATATGTGGACGCGCTTAGCCTTAGAAAAGATTATTGATATGGTATCAAAATGTGCTCCAAATATCATCTTATGTGGCCATGTAAAAGATATATCATTGAACGAGGGACTTGAAGGTAGTGTAAAAGATCTTGATCTTGTTGGAAAAACAAAACGAATTCTTTCCGCTAAGTCAGATGGTATTGGGTTCTGTCATAGAGATCTAGATGGTAATTTATGTGTTAATTTTGGAAACAATGGTGAAATCTTAACTGGGTCTCGATGCAAACATTTAGCTGGTAAAGATATTATTATTGCTGAACGTAAAGAAGATGGAACATTTGTACCACATTGGGAACGTATTTACCCATCTCTTGTAAAATAGAAATTTTATGTTAAAAATATCTTTTGATTTTGATATAGAATCACGGGCTGTTACTAACGTTAAGGTAGTAGATGTACCTCCTAAGTATGATAACATAAACTTACCAGTTGTTGAAGTTGAAGATAGTAGACTAATTATCTCCCCTAAAGCAATAGAACTTATGTCAGTCAAATATGGAGATAGAATTGCTGTGAATTATATTCAAAAAAATAATGAAATTACAATTCCTGTAATTGGTAAAGCGGAAGCTTTTGCTGATCCAAATGCTGGTAATAAAGTAAGCAAGAACAATACTGTGTCTTTTAAGGGAACACAGAAAACAATCTTAACTAAATATGGTCAGTTGTTTAAAATTAAGGAGTATAAACCTGGGATGTTTAGAATGGATCCAATTAACGAGGCAGACCTCATCACCGCTGATCTTAGTTTAATTACTGAAAATAATGAATTAACTTTAATTTAATAATAATATGAGTATGTTTAATATGGGTGGCGTCAAGGACGCTAAGGTAGTATCTAATAATTTCCTTCGTGCTGGAATTCACAATGTAATCTTTAAAGGAATTGATAAAGCGGATGGATTTAATGCAATTGAACTTCGTTTTGAGGCAGTAGATGGTAGTGGTATTCACAATGAACGAATTTTCGAACCCCGCTCAGAAGAAAGAACCCAAAGTCAATATGGCACAAATCCATCTGAATCTGAGCAGTTTATGTGTAAAATCAAGCAAGTAATTGATGCTCTTGATCCTGAACTTGCACATAAGATTGAAGCAGATGGAGATAAGTTTGCTGCTCCAGATTTTGACTCCTTCATTGCTCTTCTTAAGAAATATCTTGATAAGAAAGTTGGAACTCAGACACAAATTAAGCTTGTGCCAACTACTGGGAACTTTGTAGGTTTTCCTGGGTTTGTAGCACGTCTCAGTAAGGATAACGCAATTTATATGACTACAAAAATAATTGGTCATGATCTTGTATTAACTGCAAAAGAAAAAACAGCTATTGACAGTGCAGCAAATGCAAAGCCTACTGATATGCGCCAACGTAATAATGAACTTGATGATCTGCGTGAAGACTTTTCTCCTCAAGAAGATAGTATGAACAATGACTACAGTGATCTGCCTTTCTAATAATAAATAAGTTATAGTTATATGACACATGTACAAGCATATCTTCTTCGTTACTGAAAGAAGTATGCTTGTACATTATATTATAAATAATCGTAAACTTATGTATAAAGAGGTAAGATATGGAATACAAGTTTCCTGCTGTTATAACTAGAGATTTAATTGAATCTAAGGTTTCTCAAGAAACATTAATGTATACTTATTATGGGCAACCTGTAAAAAAGGGTCTTTTTAGGTCTAAAGTAAGAAACGATTCAAAACCTACTGTAGCATATTATAAAAATCGCATGGGTAGGATTATTATAAAAGACTTTGGAAGTAATTATTGCGGAGATTGAGTATATGTGGTTATGAATAAATATGGCTGTGGGTATTATAAGGCATTAAACATAGTTGCAAGTGATATAGGTTTAATTCCCAGACAAAATAATATACCGCAGGAGATTAAGTATTCTAATACAAAACTTGAAGATACTACTGATGCTATTATTCAAGTTGAAATAAAAGATTTCGAACAATATGAGTTAGATTGATGGGCTAAGTTTGGTATTGATTTGCGAACACTAAACAAGTTCAAGGTATTTTCTTGTAAAAATGTATTCCTTAATAATAATTTGTTTCATTTGTTTAAAGATAAACAATTAGTATTTGGATATTATGGAGGTATAAGAGAAGATATTGAACGTTGACGGATTTATTTCCCTAATAATAGAAAATATAAATTTATATCTAATTGAAAATCACTAAGACTACAAGGATCTCACATGTTACCAAAAATGGGAGAATATCTTGTTGTTACTAAGTCATTAAAAGATGTAATGACATTGTATAATTTAGGAATTCCCGCAATAGCCCCAATATCAGAAAATTGTTTCTTATCTGAGGCTCAATATCATCGTCTTAAAGAAAGATTTAAACATATAATCTTATTATATGATAATGATCGTCCAGGATTGAGAGCAATGATATCTATTAAAAAGAAATTCCCTGAAGTTATTCCAATATGAATACCTTGAGAATATAAAGCTAAAGATATATCTGACTTTTATGCCAAATATAAACATGATAAAACTGTTAGTCTAATTGAAAGCGCAAAAGAATATATTAAAGGAAAATCAGAGGGGGAAAGAGAAGAAATCAAGAAATTTAAAGAGGAATAGAGCTAGAGGAAATGCTTATGAGGTACAGATAGCAAAAGAGTTACGAGACCTTGGTTTTACAGGTGTTGTTACCTCTAGATCAGAAAGTAAAAGTATGGATGATAGAAAGGTTGATTTAGTTGATGTTGAAAATAAACTATTTTTTAATCCTCAGTTAAAAGCAACTATTAATACTCCAGATTATTTTGGAATTTTAAACTCATGTCCTTTTAAAGATAAACCATTTGTTATCTTTTGAAAAAAAATTAAACCAACAGAGTCTACATTTAGGTCAGTTGGAGAAGTGGTTATGATACCGAAAGATTTTTTTTATGAATTAATTAAGAAATATGGAAACTTGTAAAGTAGAATTTATTCACAGCACAGGACAGAAAATCGTTCTAGATTTTAGTCTAGACGATAAAGGAAACTTGGACTATAAACCTTCCTTTGAACCAAAAATCACAGATTTAAAAGCAAATTTAGGTCTTTCTGCGAGACTATGCGAGCTATTTTTAACTGCTTTAGTTAATATGAATAAAACAGGAGATACAAAGATAGAAGATGATAGACCAAAAAGGAAACTTGAAAGTTAAATATAATTTAGTTTCACAATATAAAGTAGAAGAAGCTAACAAAGTTCTTATGGGTATTTCTAATAATAAGTACCACTTTATAAAACATTATGACAGTTAATTTAAATGATATAAAACTATCTCCTAATTTAGAAAGTGTCCATCGTGAGAAAATGTCTGATGAGGAATATTTTTCAAGTAAATATACCAACTATATATCAAATTCTCGTTTAAAGTTGATTAATCCTAATCAAAATGGGTCTCCAAGCAAATATAAAGAAGGATTTACTGGAGAAACCACAATATCATTAAGTATTGGCAGTGCAATCCATGAACTACTACTCCAGAAAGATGTCTTTACTTTAGGCCCAGACATAGGTAAACCCTCAGCTAAGTTAGGACTAGTAATTGATGAAATATTTAAGCTACGAAAAAAGAATCTACCTATATATAGTGTCATAGTAGAAGCTTGTGAAAAGATACATTATTATGAATTAAGCTTAACCCCTTCTAGAATAAAAAGTATTATTAAAGATGGGTTTAGATATTACTATAATCTTAAACTTATAACAGATAATAATACTATTATTCTATCCTCTAAGGATCGAGATACAGTAGAAAAGTGTATTAATAATCTTAATTCTAATAGACAAGTAAATAATCTATTATATCCTACTGATATCTTTGGAGATGCTATTGAAACATATAATGAGGAAGCATTCTTTATTGATATTAACGCATCTTATAATGATAGTCAATATACTCTTAAACTTAAAATGAAAGCTGATAATTGAACAATTGATCTTGAAAATAAAATTATCACCTTAAATGATTTAAAAACAACAGGTCATTTATTATATCAATTTATGGAACCTGGTGGATCATTTGAAATATTTTCTTATTCAAGACAATTCGCATATTATATTTGAGTTCTACTTAGATATTGTGAAAAAGAATATGGATACAATTCAGAAGAATGAACTGTAAAATGTAATGTTATTGTTGTTGAAACTACATCTACTAATAGTGTTGGGGTATACCCAATTAACAAGGAGGTACTAGAACAAGGGCGTAAAGAATTTTGTAAACTTCTTAAGATGGTTGCATATTGCGAGATGAATGATTATTCTGATGATATTATATTTGTTTAGTATGCAGAAAATAGAAATTCAGGCTCACTCCTTAGAGGAGGCAAAACTTACAGCTTTTCAAGCAGGTATTACTGTAGTACAAGACGCCACAAAAAATTGGAAGAAAGCAGGCTCTCCTATACTTACGAAAGACTTAAATATATACGCTGCAGATTTTTTAGAGGAAAAGGGTATGTTTGATTTTAAAGGAGCAGGTATAATTATTACCATTACTTCTGGAGTTGAAGATACTAGAAAAAATCCTTTTAAAATTAACAGTGTCCGTAGAAAAGGTCGTTGTCAACTTAAACGAGTTATAGAAATTCGAACTCAAAAGGACAATCAACTCTTAGGAACTGCTAGTAATAAAACAGAAGCAATAGAATTATCAAAAGAACTAATAAAGAAGTGTCAAGAGAATATATATGGGAAAACTGTATACTATTCTAGTGATATTGACTTTGAGATGGAATATACTCCTTCAGTAAGAGCTCAATTAGGGCAATATATTGTTTTTGGAGTAGATGAGGCAGATGTGAAAATAAGTAAAAGAAAAAACAGAGAGTTTGAATAAATTATTAATTAAGTATAAAATATATGACTGTTGAAGAATGGCTTAACAATGATCAATTAGGAATTGATATTTGAAATAAAAAGTATAGATATAATAATGAATCATTAGATGAGTGGTTTGATAGAGTTAGCGGGGGAAATGAAGAATTAAGAAAATTAATTATTGCCAAAAAGTTTCTATTTGGAGGAAGAACTCTATCAAACAGACAAACAGACAGACAAGCTTCTTATTCAAATTGCTACTCGTCTGGTAAAATTGCAGATAATCTTGATGATATTCTTCAAACGGCAAAAAATATAGGATTAACGTTTAAAGCTCAAGGAGGCCAAGGTTTATCTTTATCTGATATTCGTCCAAAAGGATCAAAACTTTCTTCAGGATATGAAACAGATGGTATTGTTCCATTTATGGAGATATTTAATACTGTAACTGCTTCTGTTTCTCAGGGCGGATCACGTAAAGGCGCATTGATGATGTCTCTTTCAGCAGATCATCCACAAATAAAAGATTTCATAACTATCAAAAGCGACCTTGGAAAGATCAATAATGCTAACCTTTCTGTGGAAGTTGATGATGACTTTATGAATGCTGTAGATAAATTTTATGAGACAGGAGAAGTTATAACCCTTCATATTAAATCTAAGTTTAAGGGATATCCTGATTATGATATAACTCCAATTGAAATTTATAAACTTATGATGAAAAATGCATATGAACATGCAGAGCCTGGAGTCATGTTTATGAATAGATTCAGAAATTATAATTTGATGGAGTATATTACTGAGTATCAAATAGATACCAGTAATCCGTTTGTTCGTCGGGCGGCATAATAAAGTGATTTATTATGAAAAATATTCTAAAAACGGTGAACATCCTTAATAAGGACAATACCGTGCTAACCAGTTATTGGGTGTGTAACGACTAAAAAGAATTATATGCGAAAAATTAATGATAAAAAAGAACTAATTAAGTTATTATCCTTTATCTCTATGGGAGATGGAGGATTATATAAAAATGCTGATACAAATGAATATAAATTTGTTATGAATATGAAAAAAGATAATGAAGATTATATTGATTATTGTATTGATATATTAAATAATTTAGTTAAAGTTCGAAAATATGATAGAAAAGATTATAACCAAGATGGATATAATCGTAAACCTCAGATTAGAATTGAATCCAGAGTTCATCCTATCTTAACACTATTACATGAACGTATTTATACAGATAAATATAAAGGACTAGATCCTCATGCATTAAAAATGTTAGATTGGGAATGTTTAGCAATTCTATTCATGTCTGATGGTTCTACTTGTTTTAAAGGTAAAAGAAAGGATAGATGTATTACTTTAAATATGAAACGACTATCCTATGGAGATCAATTATTATTAAAAAAAGCATTAAAAGATAATTTAGATCTAGAATGGAATATCCAGAAACAGAACCAATATTATTATTTATGTCTTCGTACTAAAGATCACATTAAATTTTTAGATAATATTACACCATATATTTTACCTTCGTTTGCATATAAAACTTTGTACGAATATCCCTCAAAAGAGGTGATGATATAGTCTGTACTTTATAGTAATATAAAGAGACTGACAGAAATGATCAGTCATACTTGAATAATCGAGTATTAACAAATTAGGTGGTGAACAACCTTTGCCAAAAAATATGTCCTGTAATTTATCTTCAATAAATCTATCTGAATACGTAAAAGATCCTTTTACAAAATTTGCGACAGTTAATTATTCTGAACTGGTTTCAGATATAAAGATTATTGTTAGAGAAATGGATAGGATTATAGATGAAAATCTTCATAATCACCCTCTTAAAGAACAACAAGAACAAATCGCTAGATATCGAAACCTTGGAATAGGAATTATGGGACTTCATGATATGTTTATAAAATTAAATATTAAATATGGGAGTTCTGAATCGATCCAACTTGCAGAGAACATTATGAGACTTATTTTCAGAAATTCTGTATTTGCTTCATATGATCTTGCTAAAGAACTTGGAACATTTCCAGGATATTCAGATAAGGTATTTGAGTCTAGTATAATGAAAAAAGCCTTTTCAAGTGATGAACTTGAAAAAATGAAAAAATTTGGCCTTAGAAACTGCTCATTACTTTCGATAGCACCAACTGGGTTTGATATTGGCTCAGTATAAATTACCCTAATTGCTGGGACATCTTTTTCTAAATTTACAAAAATTAATAGGAAACTATTTTTTATGTAATAATAATTTGGAATTTATTAAAAGTAGTTCTATACTTGTACTATAATTCTACAATATAGGGATTATTTTAATATAAAAGATAATCAGCAGCGAAGCTCCTAAGTCTAAGGATATGGAGAACGTTCAACGACTATCTCGAAAGAGAGTACATCAGAAACGTATGCTGATGGAAACGGGTAAATCATCAAATATGAAACTAAAATTTACAAAAGAAGAATTAGAAAAACTTTATATTGAAGAAGAGCTGTCAACAAGGGATATTGCAAAACAACTTAATATTAGCCAAACTACAGTTCGTCGTTATTTAGCAAAATATAATATTGAAACAAGAAAAGGAGAAGATGCTAAATGTACATCTGTAATGAAAGAAAAAATTAAAGCTCTTAATGAAAGATATAAAGAGGAATTTAAACAAAAAGCAAGAGAAACTGGACATAGACTAACTAAAGTTTGTCCATATTGTCAAAAAGAATTTGAGTATATTCGTTCACAAGAACTATCTTATTGTTCTAAGAAGTGTGCATACGCAGCTGCTAAGAAAATAAAACACTGTATACGCTGTGGAAAAATTATTACCCAGCGTGGTAGAAAATATTGTGACGACTGTATAAAGATTCGTCGAAAAGAGCTAGGAGAAGATAGTAAAATTAGAATAAAAACTGAATGTGGTTATTGTCATAAAGAACTAGAAGTAATTCCAGCTAAACTAAAAAGTAGAAAATATGTATATTGCGATAAGAACTGTATGGCAGCTCATTATTCTGAAATTTATACTGGTGAAAATTCACCAACATGAAAAGGGGGTAAAAGAAAATATACAGGAAGATGATTACATTTTAGAAACGAAGCTCGTTTACGTGACAATTATACCTGTCAAATTTGTAGTGTAACAGAAAATGATTGACATAAACAATTAGATGTACACCATATACGTAATTACAGATATTTTGACAATAAAACTCAAGCCAATCAAATTGATAATCTAGTTTGTCTTTGTAATAAATGTCATAGTTTTGTACATTCAAAACAAAATGTAAATAAAATATATATTGATGATAAGATATAGTCTCATCTCTATAGTAATATAGAGTACATAGTATGTAAAAGACGTGTTGTGAACGTCTTTAAAGAAAAAGCAATTTCAACTATGCTTGGAGTATCGGGCGGTTTGGAACCCCTGTTTATGAAGAAATTTCAGAGAAAAACAGTATCTCTTAATAAAGAAGAAAAGGTATATGATGTTTATGCTAAAATTGTAAAAGAATATCTTGATTCTGTTCCTAATTCTTCTATAGATGATGATATTCTTGTAACAGCATATGATATTGATTCATATGATCGTATAAAGCTTCAAGCAGCATTACAAAAGTATATTGATACAGCAATAAGTTCTACAATTAATCTTAAGAAAGATACATCACAAGAATATGTAGAAAAATTATATTTAGCTGGATGGAAAGCTGGTTTAAAAGGGTTAACGATATTTAGGGAAAATAGTAGACCAGCTATTATAGGGGAATCTATTAAAGTTGAAGAAGAAAAACAATCTTTCAAATTTGATTCCATTGCACCAGTTTCACGCAAAACACTTGGTACAACACATGGTGCAACTTTTTGTAAAAAATGTGCATGTGGAACATTATATATAACTTGCAATAAGGATAATAAGGGTAATCTTGTAGAAGTGTTCACACATACATCTAAAGGTGGTATCTGTCAAGCTAACATGAATGCTGTAACAAGATTAATTTCTCTTAATCTTAGAAGTGGTGTTAAAGTCGATGAGATAATTGATCAGATAAGAGGAATTAATTGTCCTGCTTGTAGTACATGTAAGGCTAGAAAAATTAATATTGATGGTTTGTCATGCCCAGATATTATATCAAGAGTAATTACAGAAGCTATAAAAGATAATGTAAAAATTCCTCAAAAAGAGCAGATTAGTGTTCCAGATACAAAACCTTCAATAAATGCCAATCATGATAATAAAAACGTATGTCCAGAATGTGGGGAACCATTGGTTGCTACTTCAGGATGTGTAAGCTGCATGTCCTGTGGCTGAAGTCGTTGTAACTAATATCTTATTTAAAATATGAGCATGGAAACATATAGAATTAAGAATTTAGAATTTAAGCCATGTACATATATTGGAGAATTACCTAAACATATCTCGTTTGAAATTGTAAAGTATTATCCAAATAGTTATTATGGTACTGAGGCAAATTTTGAAAAACAGGGTGAATTTTATTTAGACGAAACTTATTCTATTAGAGTACACAAAAGCTGTTTTAAGTTAAAGGAAAATTGTTATACTATATTAATTTTCAGATATAACGAAAATGATAATGATTATACAGCAGAATTTGTATGTGATAGATATCTTGATTTAAATGATGATGAGTGGGACACGTTACATGAAATACTATCTGTTGTAAATAAATATTTAAATAAACACATATATGAAGATTAAAGTTAAAGAAATTACTGAAGGAAGTAAATTTGAGATTATTGAAAAAGGAGATTGGATTGATCTCTATGCAGCCGAAGATGTAGAACTTATAGCACCGCAAGCTGGGGTACAATATGAGTTAAATGGTAAGCGATTTAGAGATGTATCGTTTGATAGTTGTCTTATACGACTCGGATTTGCTATGATTCTTCCAAAAGGATTTGAGGCTCATATAGTACCTCGAAGCAGTACATTTAAGAATTTTAAAATAGTTCAATCAAATTCCTTTGGAATTATTGATAATACTTATTCTGGAAATGATGATGAATGGAAATTTCCTGTAATTTCTTTAGAACGTACTGTTATTAAAAAGGGAGATCGTATTTGTCAATTTAGAATTCAACTAAGTCAGAAGGCTACTATTTGGCAAAAAATTAAGTGGTTATTTACTTCTAAAATCAAGTTTGAATGGGTTGATAATTTAGATTCCTATTCTCGTGGTGGATTTGGATCAACAGGTAAGTAATGAATTATGATATAAATAAATTAGAAAAAGAATACAAAGTCAGATTGGACGATGCTCAAAGAAAAGCATTATCCGATTTGACTTCTTTTATAACTAGTGATGAACACTGCATTTGTTTAACTGGGTCAGCGGGAACTTCTAAAAGTATGATTGCTAGTATGTTATATGACATATTAGCTGATAACGGATACTGGACTGCTTTTATTGCTCCAACAAATAAGGCAAAATTAGTATTAGAATCAAAAGGAATGAAAGGAAGAGAAGCTTTAACAATACATTCTCTACTAAATCTTAGACCTAATTTAAATGTATTAAATTTTGATGCTTCACAATTAGAATTTAACTTTTTAGATACTTCTTTCAAAAGATCACATCAAGTGTATAAATATGATGTCCTTATTGTAGATGAATGTAGTATGATTAATAGTGATCTATATGATTTACTATTAAAAGAATATAAGTCATCAAAGATAGTATTTGTAGGAGACCCTAAACAGCTTTATTCTGTAAAAGAAAATAAACCTTCTAAAGCATTTAGTAATAGAACAATTTATCTAAATAAGATATATAGACAAAAAGAAAGTTGTTTATCTAAAGTATTAAATTATTTAAGAGAAAAGCCATTATATAAATTTAAAAGCATTTCTGATGATTATTCTAATATTACAGTATGTAACAATATTGTACAAATGCTTAAAAAATATAGTTATTTATTTAAAATATCTAAAGATTTTAGTGATTCTAATTTAATAAAATTAGTTTCTTATACTAATAATAGAATTAATGCATTAAATAAATTAATTAGAGAATATTTAGGATATAAAGAAGAATTTGTTGTTGGAGAAGTTCTAACAGGTTATGACACAACTAACTATTTAGGATTAAAAATAGAAAATTCTCGTGATTATATTATAACATCAGTAAATAAAACTAAGTATTTAGAATTAAATGCTTGGGAATTAGGGTTAAAATCAGATGATTCTACTTTTAAAGTAATAGTATTATCTAAAGATAATTCAGAAAAAAATATTAATAATCTAGCTTATAGGTTAGAAGGACTTAGGTTATCTGCGGTTAATGCTGATAAGAATAATGTATATAAAAAAAGAGTTAATGCTTTATGGAGTAAATATTATGACTTATCAGAATCATTTTTAACTACTTTTGATCTAAGATACGATAATAGGATAATTAAACGTAAATCACTAGATTATGGATATTGTATATCAACTCATAAATCACAGTCATCTCAATATTCTATTGTAATGATAGATATGGAGAATATCTGGAGATGTACAAATAAAGAAGAACTTCGGCAGTTACAATATGTAGCCTGTAGTCGTACTACAAGTGATTTAATTATATACCAAAAGGATGATAATACTTAATACTAATTTATTTAAGAGATACTGCAAGGACGAAATCAGATATAAAGCTAGTAATAATTAAATATTTTAATTATACTACCGCAGATAAGCCTATTCCTAACTACTTATTATGAAAACTTTAAGATATAAAATTGATATATAATGAAACATAAATTAACCAGAGAAGATTTGTTAGCTATAATAGTATGCATTCAAAAAACACGGTTTGTAGATTCTAAGTGCTCTAAAGATTTAATAGAAATAAAACAACTAGCTTGTGGTACTGTATGTATTTTATTGGAACTATACTTTGGAGAATACAACTCTGAGTTAATATGGTTGTATGCTATAGATTCAGATAAAAACAAGTTCTCTACATTTAATGAGCTATATGATTACCTTTCTGACCCTAATTCTGAATTAGTTTCAGATGTAGCATCATCATTAGATGAATTACTTGAAAATCATTCGGAGAATAAGATGTTTTTAGATTTTAAAAAATGTGTAGATGAAATACCTTCATAGATTAAAATATAAAATAAATAGGATACTTAGAATTCCTAAGTGTGTCTACTTGTGTATTAGATTTCCTTTTTTATACCCTAGAAATAGATTTACAGACAAACATCAAGTAAGTCCTAATTGGCTTGTGAAATTAAGTAATAAATATTACAAAAAAGCTTATACTGAAATTAATTTATCATATAAATTTTATAAAGACCCTAAAGAATGCACTGAATTTAATTCTATCATTAGAGATGTTGGTAAATATAATTTCAATGTTAACTTAACCCCTTCTGGTATATTAAAATTTGAAAGTACATACATTGATTCGCCGCTTGAATTTAATCTTCAGAAACATGTTGGAAAGGGCTTTACTATTACTGGTATAACTACTTCTACTAATATATTTACTAATGTTCCATATATTATATATCATGTTCATAAAAATAAGATAACAAAGTATAATTATGGATTTACTTTTAAAACACTCAAAATTTGCGTAGATAAGTTCTATAAGAAAGTGTACAATTCTATTATTTTTATTTGGGATAATATTATAAACAGAATCTGTTTTATCCCTACATCTACAGAACTAGATGATATGCCTACTGGGTGAAGGAAAGCTTTTGGTATACAGATGTGTAAGGATCTGAAGAAAGTTCTCAAAAAGCATAATTACCTATATAAGTATAGGATTATGCAGATTAAGGAGAAGTTTGGGATGCTTGCTTGGTATTCTAATGGTTCTCCAAATGGTTGTGAATATCCTATCATTAATACGTACGAAGAACTTTCAGAAAGAACATGTATATGTTGTGGGGCCAAAGCTAAATATATAACTAGAGGCTGGATTAGTCCTTATTGTAAAAAATGTGTACCAAAAGATGTAGTATCAGATGAAATCAAGTACTAGTAAAGATGTTAATGGATCCTGGTAAAATTGAAGCTTATAAACTTAAGTTAGTAGTATTCTTAATATGGAGCCGAAGAACTTAATAAAGTACTATAGATATATGAATAATATGTTAACAAACGAACAAATACTTACTATTTTAAACACCTGAACTGTTGAAGAAGGTTATATTAGATATAGAGATATGAGTATAATTCTAAGAAAAAATAAAGTTTACTCTATAGAATTTTCTCTTATGTTAGATGAAAATAAAGAATATATACCAAATGTTTATTTATCACTATATAAAAGAATAGATAACCGTAATACTATTATTTTTACCTACCTCATCCCAGATGAAATTAAATTAAAAGTTGTAGGTTTAGTAACTATAAAGGTTGAGGATTATGTTAAAAAGAATATTGAAGATATTTTAGCAGTTCCTGAAGGATTTGATGCATTAGTATAATGACTAAAGAAGAAATAAGGCAACTAAAAGAGAACAAGGATATCAAATTTATATATAAGATTCCTTGTTCTTTTTATAAAGAAGGTTATGAATATATTGTTGTTGGAGATAATATAACTTCTAAAAATGATAATGTTACATTCTTTAGCTTAGATGATTGATTTTTAAGAATGAAATCTGGTAGTTTGTTACCGTATGTATGTTCTATTCTTTCTAAATCAGGTAAGATTAAAGAATATGTAAATATTTATGAAAAACCTGATATTATTAAACTTAGAAGATATATTATTGCCAGGGTAACTTATTTACAAGGTATAAATAAGGATTTACCTAATATAGATATGGATATTACCAGAGAATGTTTATGGGGAATTCAGATTATCAAAGAATCTAAAGTAAATAGAATTGACGTTTTCAAAGGAAAAATTGTTAATCCTCTTAAAGATTTTATAACGATTTCTGAGCCTATATACAAAATGTGGAAAGAGTGTAATGAAAGACGAGAATAAGATATTATTAGTACTTGTTGGACCTCCAGCATCTGGTAAAACCTATTTTGCAAAAGAATTTGTGAAAGATAAGAGTACTTGGATTAGAATAAATCGGGATGATATTAGATTAATGTGTGGAGATTATTGGGTACCTTCTAGAGAAAAGTTAATTAGTATCTATGAAAAACTAATGATCGAAGAGGCTTTAACTAATGGGTATAATGTCATCATTGATGCTACTAATCTTAATCCAAAAACTAAGGCTAAATGGGAAGAAATAGCCTCAAATTTCGATGCAAATATAGAATATAAGGAAATAGTTGTTCCATATAAAGAAGCTGTTAAAAGGGATAAAAATAGGGATTTACAAGTAGGTGAAGATACAATACGAATGTTCTATCGAAAATATTATCCTGAGATATTACAATCAGATTTAAATGAATTATAATAAATATTAACAGAAATGATAAAATACGTGATTGTTGAATGGCCCTAATCTCAAGAATTAATGGAGCATCCAGATTTTAATGAACATTCATGTTTAATTAATGATGAGAATTGGTTAGATCAATATGGCCCTATGTCTTACTTTGTTGAAGAAGACTGATTAAAATCAATAGGAAAATGTTAAAAATTTACGATTCTTATGTAAAGATATATAATAGATTGTGTATATTAAATAGTATAGTATTACAACATAATCTATTATATCTAGGAGTAATAGTTAGTAGTTTATTCTAATGAAAGCTAAAGTTAAAGATTTTACAATTGAAGTTCAACCTATGACAAAATTTGATTATTTAAATCAAATCAAAAAAATAGATATACAACATAGAGAGAATAAGTGGATAGATGGATTCTTTTGTAATTGAAATGGATATGAGTTTTGACTTAGAAAGGAAACCTTTAATAAACTATATACTATAGAAGATGATAAAGAAATATAAACAGAAACCTGTAATAATCGAAGCAGCTCAGTATATAGGAAATAATGTTGATGAAATTACAGAATTTGTTGGAGAGGTTCTTTTAAAATATAATAATAATACATTAGGCATACCGACTCTTAAAGGTATTGTAAAAGCTAATATTGGAGATTATATTATTAAAGGAATTATTGGAGAGATCTATCTTTGTAAACCAGATATATTTAAACAAACATATGATGAGGTATAATGATTTACTTAGTTACTAATAATCAAGAATTATTTACTAATGATACTTACACTATTATTGATGTTAAAAGATCTTTAGGATTACTAGAACCCCTAAAGACTGTTGGTATTGATACCGAGACTTCAGGTTTGTCGTGTTGATCTGACCATCTTAAAACTATTCAGTTGGGATGTAAAGAATTTCAAGTAGTTGTAGACTGTTTAACTGTGGATGTTTCTAATTATAAAGAATATCTTGAAGATGATTCTAGGTTACAAATTTATGCTAATGCAAAATTTGATTTAACTTTTTTGTATAGAAATAATATATGGCCAAAAAGAATATATGATGTTTATATTGCAGAAAAAGTTATGTGAAATGGATATCCAATTGTACTTAGTCCTGAAGTATGAGAAAGGATTCAAGAGCCTAGATACACTCAAATCATATCTCCTTCTGGAGCTGTTTCATATAAGCTAGAGATGAATTTAAAAAAATTAGGCCAAATGTATTGTGGAGTTGATTTAGATAAATCTATTAGAGGAAAGATTATATACCAAGGTCTAACAAACGAAATAGTTAAATACGCTGCAGAAGATACTGCTTATCTAGAAGATATTATGAATTTTCAGCAACCCCTACTAAAGGAAAAAAATCTAACAATTGCAGTGAAATATGAAAATGCATTTATTCTGCCTTTAGCCTATATGGAGTATTGTGGTATAAAACTAGATAAGGATAAATGAACAGCTAAAATGAAGAAAGATAAAGAAAGAGAGGAAAAAGCAAGAGAAATGCTAGATGATTGGTTAATTTCTAATATGCCACACTCTAAATACATTTCTAAGAATATTCAAGGTGATCTTTTTTCAGGTTTTAATACTAAACCTATTGTTACTCTTAATTGAAACAGTACTACTCAACTTATCCCTATATTTAAAAGCTTAGGAATAGATGTTGAAACTGGAAAAGAAGGAGAAGAAAAAGATAGTTTAAATGCAAAAGTATTGGGACCTCAGAAAGATAAATGTAGTCTTATTCCTATTTATCTTGATTATAAAGAAGCGGTTAAATTAACTTCTACTTATGGACAGAATTTCTTAGACCAAATAAATGATGTTAGTGGCAGAGTACAAAGTAGGTATCAATCAATTGGCACAGACACATTTCGTATATCATCTGGTGGTAAAGAAAAAAATGGAACTCAGTTAGTTAATCTTCTTAATATTCCAGCAGATGCTGAAACTAGAGCATGTTTCATTGCAGAAGATGGAAATAGATGGATTAGTATCGACTACTCAGGACAGGAAACCTATTTAATGGCTTCTATTTCCAATGATAAAGCTATTATAAAGGAATTAACTGAAGGAAGTGGCGATATTCATTCATTAACTGCATACATTAGTTACTTAGAAATTCCTAGAGATACACAAATTAAAGATATTAAAAAATTATATCCAAAGAAACGCCAAGACGCTAAGGGAATAGAGTAGAACAAAAAGAAAAAATAATAAAGCCTTTTGCTTGTTTGCTAAGTTTAAATATTTTTTATACCTTTGTGAAAAGATATAATAACAAAAAAATTTAAACAATGAATATTAAAACTGATAACCCAGAATTACTTAAAGAATTTGGAGTTTATAGGATAGTTAACACTAAAAATAACAAGTCCTATATAGGAAGCACAAGCAGATCATTTATTATAAGATTTAGACAACATTTGACAGAACTAAGATGTAATAAGCATCCCTCTAATCATCTTCAGAGTTCTTGAAACAAATATGGAGAAGATTCCTTTGAATTTATAATAATAGAAGTTTGTAATGATAAGAAAGACCTTCTTATTAGAGAAAAATATTATATTGAAAAATACAGAGGATATATAGAAGGATACAATGAAAATCCAGATCCATCATCTTCTCCAATGTTTAATCAAAATTCTAGATTAAAAAGTTCTATTACTCATAAAAGACAATGGAGAGAACTAAGAGAATCAATGACAGATGAAGAATATGAAGAGTTTAAGCTAAAAAGATATGCCTCAAGAATAGGAGTTCCACCAACTAATAAAGGAAAGAAGATGACTCCAGAACAAATTCAGAAAATGAAAAAACCTAAAATAAATGGAGTAACTCAAGCTATGAAGGAAGTTCATATCAAGAATGCAGAGCTTATTAAAAATAGAGCCGATTATATTTTAGTTTATGATATAAATAAAAATTGAGTTAATACCTTTAGATGTAATTCAGATTTAGTAGAATATAGTAAGTCTGAGTTTAATATACTTCCACTAGTCCTTAGAAAAGGAGAATCTAGATCTTTAAGTCCTGGTAAAATTTCTAATCACATTAAAGATGGTAAGTTGTATAAAGGTTTATACTTAATGCGAGCTCCTAAGAGTAGGAAACTCTCTTATGCAAATGGGATGAATTCATGGAAAGCTGAAAAGCCAATCATGAGCCAAGCTGAAAGTACACTTTCAGAAGGTGCAGAGACTACTGGAGAGGTAGAGCCCTCTTAATAACCAGCTAGAGCTTCCCACACCTAAGTCTATTAGATATGGTGATGATATAGTCCAAGAGTTTTAGTTGTTAAAACTTATGTTGCAATTAATTATGGCGGGGATGCTAATACAATCCACAAAAACTCCTCGCTACCCTTAGATCAATGTATTGAAATATATAACAATTATATGTCAGGTTTCTCAGGTCTTGCTGCATATCAAAAATTTAGAAAACAAGATTGGTGGGAAAAAGGATATATTTTACTAAATCCAAAAACAGGTCATAAAGCTTATATATATGATTATAATGCCTTGGTTAAAGATTATAAATCTTTCCAAGAAAAAGGATTTTGGGATTACTATAGAGATCTTAAACAATCCGATCCAAAAAGCTATACTGTCCAGAAGGTTAAAAACTTCTTTAAAAGAAGATCATCCTCTGACAAACAAAGCGTGAACTATCCAATTCAAAATTCAGGAGCATTATGTTCAAAAGTGAGTCTCATAAATTTCTTTAAATATTTAAGAGAAAATAATTTATTTAATAAAGTAAAGATTTGTGTGGCCCCATACGATGAAGCAAATGTTGAAGCTCCTGAAGAAATAGCAGAAGAAGTAGCAAAAAAACTTTATGATTGTATGGTAGAGGCTGGAGCTTATTTCTGTACCAGATGTAAACTAGATGCAGAAATATCTCGTTTACCAGATGGATCTTTACCAACATATTGGATACATTAATATTATGAAAATATATGAATTAATATACTATTGGGATGATATCTATGATAGTACATCTATTAATAAATCTTTATCATTAATAGAACATTTAAATAAAATTAAACATGAAAGTAAAAGAAATTATATCAACAATTAATAATAGCGATTATTATTCAATTAATACTGCAGTGAAAGCTGCAGAACTTTGTAAGGCAAATTGTGTTGTAGAAAATTATAACTTTTCAAAGCATCGTAACTTTGATATTACGACTAATATCTATAAATGTGATGATGGTTTTGTAGCTATTACAGGTCTTATTAATGATCGTAGTAAGGTAGGATATGAAGAATATAATATTCCAGCGTTCGCTGAAGAATATATCGAAATACCCACAGTAACTTATGCTCCTAAATATCGTCGATAATGAAAGTTAATGAGATAATTAATTTAATAGAGGATAACTATCCTCTTTATTCATTATATAGTGCGGAGGAACTTATTAATAATAAGGTTAAAAAAGTTGCTAGTAATTTATATATTGATGAATATAGGCACTATGAGATTTCAACCGATATATATGAATGTGAGGATGGATATGTTGGAATAACAGGACCATCTAAAATATATAATGAACAAGATAGTTGGAAAGATATTGATGAACCATGTTCAGTATCAGAATTTATTGCAGTTCCGACTGTAACTTATAAACAGAAAGAATAAATACTTATATGAAGTTTATAAAAAGCAGTTTTGAGATACTTGACCAAGCTCCAGGACTAGATGGTATATATAAACAAATAGAATTGTCAGGGAGGTTATCCTATAAGAGTGAAGATAAGATTACAGAAGATTCCGCTAAGAGGTTCGTTGATATGCTTATTAAGCGTGGACATACTAGTTGTCTAGAGCATAGTACTGTTTATCTTGCAGTTCCAGACACAGACAATAACTATCATGCTTATATAAAAAGATATTGCAACAACCCCTATTCTGTATGTGATTATGGAATAACTATTAACGGAGTCCCTGTTGGGACATTATGTATTACTACTAATTATAGAGTGTTATTCGAGAATAACTGGCTTGATGATCTAAAATATCTTTGTGAAGCTACAGAACATCATGAAAAGCGTGTTTCTGTGAGATTTATATTGCCGAGATCCATATCACACGAGTTTGTAAGGCATAGACAATTTTCTTTTATGCAAGAAAGTTCACGCTATTGCTGTTATTCTTCTGACAAATTTAATAATGAACTTACTTTTATTATTCCTTATTGGACTAATTTAAAGGAGGCAAGATATCAATATTGAGATAATGATTGGGTAGATGCTACAGATAAAAATAAGATTCCTGACACTATTATAAAACATTTTGAAGAAGATTCTACTGATATCTTCTTATCTCAATGTGAGTCTGCTGAGATAAATTATAAAGCTCTGATTAACAGAGGATGCAAAGCTCAAGAGGCTAGAGAAATTCTTCCATTGTGTACAAAAACAGAATTAATTATGACTGGTACTGCAGAACAATGAAAGGGGTTCTTTAAACTGCGATGTGATAAAGCTGCACACCCCCAAGCTCGCGAACTAGCTATTCCTTTAAAAGAGGAATTCATAAGAAGAAACTTAATAAATAGTTAATATATGGGAGAAGTTTGTGGAGGTAATAGATTTGAAATAATTGCTAAAGCTAAGGAGGATATATTATCAAGTACTAACATTGAATCATCTAAAGATGAGATGAAAGTACTTGATAATTTTCTATTTAGATGTTGGCAAATGGGATGGCTAGATAAATATGAATAAAAATATTATAAAGATACAAGAAAAATGAGGTTTAGGTAATATGCAAGTGTTTTCATATGGGAATAGAAAATTACCTAAAGAGACACTTGTTGTTAATATTACTTCAGCAACAAATTGTCCTTCTGAAAAGTTAGGATTTTGTAGATGTTCAAAAGTATGTTATGCCAAAAAGTGTGAACGTATTTATAAGGCATATTTACATAAAAATGAATTAATTGAATCTTATATGTATTTATGAACCGATGATGATTTAAAAGAAATGCTTATGTACTACATACTTTATTCTCCAGTTCAGATTAAATATGTAAGACTCAATGAAGCAGGAGATTTTCCAAATCAACAATCTGTAGATAGGTGATCTAATATTGGACGATGATTACATAAGGTTTTTGATATTAAAACTTATTGTTATACATGTAGAGAAGATTTAAACTTTAAAGGAGTACACTTTATTGTTAATTCTTCATCTCCTAATATTAAAGCCCATCGTTGGTTTTTCTGTGTAGATAAAACTCAATTCGAACAACTACCTCAAAATGCTATCATATGTAAAGGAGATTGCAATAAATGTAAACTTTGCTATGATAGTAAATATCAAGGTATAATATACTGTAAACAACATTAATGAAAAAGTATTGTTTAACTTATGAATATCCTGGGATTTGTTGGGCATATGAAACCCACAATCCTAGGATTTTTTATGAATGTGATGCTAACTATAAAATGTTAGATACACCTATAAAAGGCGTTGTTAAATTAACATTTAAACGTTGGCTTGATAAAGATGAAATAAAATATGCAATTAATTAAAGCGTGTAAAGAATTACTTATTAGACAACCTTTTTATGGACTTTTTTTATTAAATTTACGTAAAGAAATAGTTGATAATAATCATCCTGTAAAAACAGCTGCTGTAGGTCCTAATGGTATCAATTTTACATTATATGTAAATAAAACATTTTGGAATAACCTTACTGATACTGAATGTATTGCTGTGCTCACCCATGAGTTAGTACACATATGTTTATTTCATCTTACTGATGATTTCAAAGCAGATAATCATGATAATATGAATATAGCAACAGATGTAGTTGTGAACCAAATAGTTACAGGATTGCCTGATGGGTGTGTTACTTTACAGAATCTTTCTAAGTTAATTGGAAAGAACCTAGAGCCCAATAGAGGGGCGTGGTATTATTATAATGAAATACAAAAGTTTGTTAAAGAACACCCTGAAAAATGTATCCCTGGTACTGAAGGATTAGCCGACTTTAAAAGTATAGATAATCATGATATGTGGCCTAAAGATATATCGGAAGCAGAACGTAAATTATATGAAAATCAAGTAAAGTCTAAGTTAAAAGAAACAGAAGCTCTTGTTAATAAACAAGTAGGCCACATACCTGGAGAATTAAAAGAAATACTTGAAAAAATAAGAAATAATCCTCCAGTTTTTAACTGGAAAAACTATTTTAGACGAGTAGTTGGAGATTCTATTAGTAGTGATCTACAATTAACTAGGATGAGACCTTCAAAAAGATTACCTGATGCTAGAGGAACTCGTTTAAAAAGAAAACCAAACATATGTGTTGTTATTGATACTTCAGGTTCCATTAATATGAATAATTTCTCTGATTTTATGTCAGAGATTAATCATATATATAAAACAGGTGTAGATATAACAATTATAGAGTGTGATACTAATATCACTAAGATATGTAAATATGATAAAAAAAGTAAATTTGAATTTATTGGTCGTGGAGGTACTGATGTTTGCCCAGCTCTAGACTTCTATAAAGAACACAAAGAATTTAGTTCTTGTGTGATATTTACTGATGGTTACTTATCTAAATTTACATTTTCAACTTGTAAAAACTTAATCTGGATTATTACATCTGATGGGAATAAATCTCAGAAGTTTCCAGGAATAACTGTATTAATACCGTAATAAATATGGAACTAACATTAGGAGAAATAAAACCTATTTTAAAATATATTATAAACAATAATAGATCTCTCCAAGAAAGAGGAGAATTTCCAATAAGTGTTCAACTTACTTCACTTCCTGGTATAGGTAATTTATTATAAAATATTTGATTAAATTGTTTTATATTATTATTTTTGCATAGATTTAATTTATTTAAAATTTAAATATTTTGCAAAAAATTAGTAATGATTTAGAAAATAAGATTATTGATTTATATAATCAAGGTTATAAGATTAAAGATATAAGTAAAATTTGTAAAGTACATCCTACTACAGTTAGTCGTGTAGCTAATAGAAATTCTCTTTGTAGAGAGTGTAGTAAATTAACATTATCTGAAAAAATTAATATTTGTAAACTATATAATTTGGGTAAAACTTGTAGTGATATAGCTAAGCTATATAATGTATCCAGAAATACTATTTCCACTATTCTTCATAATAATAACATTAATATACGAAGGAGTAATTTAGATACTTACTTTGAAGAGGCAGTGCAGATGTATAGTAATGGTTATAGCCTAACACAAATAAGTAATAAATATAAATTTAGTCGAAGCAATTTTTCTATTAGATTAAAGAAACTTGGAATACCAGTTATTAATACTCAAAATATGCTAAAATTTAATGAACACATTTTTGATATTATAGATACCGAAGAAAAAGCTTATTGATTGGGTTTTATTTTTGCTGATAGATATATTGCTTCAATTCCTAAAAATGGAAAACCTCATTATAATTTTGAAGTTTCTTTAAAAGGATCTGATGTGGAACATTTATATAAATTACAGAAGTTTTTTCAAGTAATAGGTAATAGAGTAAAAATATCATCTATTATATGTAACAATAAGCAATATTTTAGATGTAGATTTGCTCTAACAAATAAACACTTATGAGAAACATTAAATTCCTACGGATGCACTCCTAAAAAGTCACTGACTTTAAAATTTCCAGATGAAAATATCTTTAAATCTAAAGATTTAATAAGACATTTTATTAGAGGATATTTTGATGGTGATGGGTCATTAGGATTATATGATAAACCAGAAATAAGCTGTTTAGGTGCAAAAGAATTTTTAAGTAAAATGGTAAGCTACTTAGAGCCTAGACATTTGTTTTCTAATAATCATAGCGATTTTACTTTTGCATTTAGTTTTTCAGGAATAAAGGCAACTGCCTATTTATATCACCTATATTATAAATCAACAATTTATTTAGATAGAAAATATCAAATATTTAATAAAATCAAAGATTGCCGTTTTAAAGAGAAATCTTTAAAATTATTAGAGCGCAAATTCAGGGAAGGCTGAGATGCTAATCCTGAGCTAATAGCAGATTTAAATGATTTGCTACAGTGCAACGCATAGGAAATGAACCTGTTATACAGAATATAATTTTCCCAAGAGTGTGCTCCACCTTACTATTTTTAGAGGTGAAAAGATATGCTGAACTATATCGAATATGAAGATATAGAATCTAGAGATAAAAAGCTCTAGAGATAACAAAATTGAAAACGAGTTTAATCGAACAAATAGCTAGTGAAATTGGTGCTAATTACATCAAGAAAAACCTTAGTCAAATTTCAGACCCAGGAGAAATTTGCGGGTGGCCAATTAAAGAGCACTATGTATGTAAAAATGATGAATGTAGATGGATAACTGCAGAACTTATAGAAAGTTATAGTAAAGCAGGTTGGGAAATATCTGAGGAAACTAGAATGAGCTATGCAATTCCAGAATGGATAAAAAGTATTGATCTAAGTAAACCTACAATTTTGAATCTTGATGATGTGAATCGTAGTTCTCCAATTGTACTGGCTGCTATTATGGAGCTTATATCAAGACAAGAATATTTCTCTTGGAAATTACCTCCTAATAGTACTGTTATTTTAACAGCTAATCCTGAAGGGGGAGATTTTAATGTAACAGAAATTGATGAGGCTATAAAAACCCGTATGTTAAACTTTAATATTAAGTTTGATAAATATGATTGGGCTAAATATGCCGAGGAAAAAGGGTATAATAATCAGGCGATTAACTTTATGCTTCTTTATAGTGATGAATTAATGGACCGTTCAAAATCTAGGCAGTCTAAAATTAATGCTCGCAATTATACTATGTTTATTAATACTATTTCTAGTATTGATGATTGGTCTAAACCTGAGAATTTATCCTTTATTCTGCAAATAGCTTCTGGATGTTTTCTCGATAGTGATGATATTGTTGGGGGATTATTTACTACATTCATAGCTAATAAATTAGATAAACTTCCTTCCCCAGAAGAACTAGTTAATACGGATTGGAACGATATTAAAAGGATACTTGAGAATCAATTATATGATAAAGGTAAGTATCGTGCCGATATAGCTTCTGTAATTACCACTAGATTTATAAATTATAGCTTATTATATCTTAGTAAACCTGGGTGTAAAATGGACCTAATTATAGATCGTATTCTCAGGATAGTTGATAATGATAAGTTATTGTTAACTGAAGATCTACTCTTTAGCCTAGTAAGAACACTAAACAAACACTATCCTGGTAAATGTAATAAACTATTACTTAACCCAAAATTAGCTGCAAAACTTATTTAAAATGTTATTACATATTAATAAAAATAATATAAAATATATTATATATAACCAAAAAACAAGATTTGATACCAATGTTGAGGATGCTAGTTTAACAGATCTGGTACGATTAAAAGACTTTGGAGACACTGAACACAGTTATATTTGGTATGGTGCTGATTTTTATAGTTCTTCTTATCTATACTATAAGAATGGTAAAATAGTTACTACACCTGTGACTGCAAAAGGTATATATCTTGGAGATAGTACTTGTATTAATAATGAAATTAATTCCAAGCATAGAATTGGTAGCCAACTTAACTTGAAAAAGATATATTTTGATCCTACCAGTAAATATCCACGACGTAACCTTAATAGTTTAACTAATATTAAACGTTGCTTAGACCCATCTAAAGCAGATGCTATTGTTATAAGCGATAAAATATCTTTTGAGACCTATGAAGTATCATCGTTAGTATCATCTAAAAAGATTAAGGACGTTTTAATTTTGTATTCCTCAAGTAAAAACTGCTATTATTTTATAGACTATATTATAGATAAGATTTTAGACCCTAATAAATCTTCATATTTCAACTCTGTATTTAACAAATATAAAGATCCAAATCTTGAAGGACTATATGGATGGGCCTCTATGTTAATAAATGGATCTGTGTTACCAAACGATTGTAAACAAATATATTATGGTTCTGTAGTTTTACTATCTAATATTAAAGAAGTTGAATTTATCGAAAATTTACAAACAAAATATTCAGATATTATGTATGATTCCGATTTAAATGAAATTGTTGCTAATAATCAACTTGAATTAACAGAAGATAGTGTTGTAAGCTTAGGTAAAATGATATTATCTACTAATCTTGATGATGTTACTTTAGGTATAAAGCTTCTATCTTCGTATAATATAAAAAAGTACCCATGCATAATTAGTATTTATCTCTTACACAATTGGAAAATTATTAAAGAATCTAACAGTTATAATTCTAAGTCATTTAACTATATATTATCTATTTTAGAGATAAAAAAAGAAGAAGTTTATGAGGGGGTTATTAGCTATATAATAGACAAATTGTACTTAAATAGTACTAACAGCAAAGACAAAGAACTATCTAGAAACTTTATTAAGGACAGCATTATAAAAAAGTTATATTCAGTGTATAATGGGTCCCTTAAGGATTCATATCCTAATATGAACTTTACTGCTAAATTTACACTTGAATAACTAATGAAGACTATTATAGCAATTTCTGGGCTTAAAAATTCTGGTAAGGATTTAACTGCCCATATGATAAGATATTGTCTTTCAGTTCCCAAATGAATGAGACAATATTGGTTGTATTGCCTAGTATATGATTTTATTGTATCTAAATATGAAATCACAAGTTTCGCCTCTTCAATGAAGGAAGCTTTATCTGTTTTAATTAATGTTCCAGTTGAAAAATTTAATGATAGAGATTTCAAGGAGAATTGATATATTAACCTACAGAGTATCCATATTACAGCTTTTCCTGATAATAATCTAATGATCACAGATAAGCAACTAAGCAGAATGATAAAATCAAAAAAGTTAAATGTTATATCAAACTATTATATTAGTATTAGACAACTTTTACAAATATTTGGAACTGAAATAATAAGAGAATATTTTGGAAATAACTTCTGAGTACTAAGAACTTTATTAGATAAAGATAATATTATTATATCAGATTTAAGATTTATTAATGAATATGAACAAGTAAAAAATAATAATGGAATAGTTATTTATATAGACAGAAATCAAATTCCAGGGTATCATCGTAGTGAAAGTGAAGTAATAGAACTATTTCAAAATAATAAATTTGATTATATCATTAATAATGATGGAAGTATCGAGAATCTATTTAATAAAGTTTCAGATTTAGCTTCTAAAATACTTAAATAATTAATTTTAAAATATATAAAAATGGCAAATACAGAAATAAAATACTGTAACAGCTGTGCACAAAATAATATTGTTCACGAGTTTCAAGATACTACTTACGGTAAATTTAAGAGAGTCTTTAATATAAATGAAAAAACTGGAATGGGTGTATGTACCGTATGTAATAATGATAAGAAAGTAAAGAAGTAAATGAAAAATTACTCTATAAATTATGAAATTAACTCTCAGATTATCAGAATAAAAGATAGCGGAGAGTTAATTTCTCTTTCTGATGCTTTAAGGAAAGCTGTAGATACTAATACTGATTTAATTGAACTATCAGTATATATTGATAACAATAAAAACCAAGTATCAGTATGTATTTTTCAAGATTATCAGAAATTTCTATACCAACAGAAAAAACGGGAAAAAGTCTTAAAAGCAGGTCAAGCGAAAGTTATAGTTAAAGAACTAAGATTTGGTCCACAGACAGACGAACATGATTATCAATTTAAACTAAAACATGCCAGAGAATTTATTAAATCAAAAGCTAAGGTAAAAGCATACATAATGTTTAAAGGCAGAGAAATTATGTTTAAAGATCAGGGAGAAGCTCTACTATTGCGACTAGCTACTAATTTAGAGGATGTTGCTAAAATAGAATCTATGCCTAAGCTTGAAGGTAAAAGAATGAATTTAGTATTGATTACAAAATAATATAGGTGTATTTTAACAGATATAAATGAAAAAATTTTATTTATTTTTACTATGTGTTTTAGCATGTAGTTGTACAAAAGAGAATATTGAGGATACGTTACCAGTAAATATTAGTTTTAAATATAATATAGAATCTGGAAGTATGTATAATACTAGAAGTATTTCAAACATAATCTCACAATTACCAGTTGAGACACAATATTATCTCAGATTAGAGAGCTCTAAATGTAGATATTTATTTAATGTTGATTTTAATAGAGACACTGTATTTACAATTCAGCCAGGAACATACCATGTAACTAGTACAAGGAAGAGTAAAGTATATGAATTAGATATATTTAGCAAATGTAATTTAATGATTGATACTTACATTACTGTTACAAATGAACCTAAATGTTTTTTCCTTCCTGCTAAATATGATTGCTCTATTATTATAGCAGATATATTAGAAACTGATTATATAGAGTTTAGTTATAGACCTAATGTAAAAAACTATCCTACATTTAGACATGAAGGATATATTCTACATATAGTAAAAAGAGACCCTGTAATCTGTAATCGAATATCTGCTACTTTGTTTCCAAAGGATAGTAAGTACGAAAAAACATCTATTAATATTGATAACATAGAATTAGGTAAATATTATATTTTACATCCTAATAAATCTAATTATGGTAATGGATTTGGTCTTACTGTTGAAGATTTTATAGAAGGAACTTTATAACTTATAAAAATACCCCTTCGTTGTACTATATGTACGGCGAAGGGGTTCTTTTTTTTATTCTAATTGATCTCCTATATATTTTAAACTATTTAATGCACCAAAAGAATTAACACCAGCATCAAATAAATTAACATCTCCTGTAATTATTCCAGAAGTTTGTCTATATAAGTTCACAACTATGCTATGCATAGGTGGATTTAAATCTCCAAACATTGAAACCATAATATTAGTAATTGGCCCGTCAGAAAAAGATGTATATAATGAAGTACCTACTAAATGACCCACAGGTCCAAGATCTTCTTCTTCAGATAAAAATAGAGCTTTAACAATTCACATAAGTATAGACATTCAGATCATATCATGTAAGAATAAATAGAAATTAGCTCTTTTAGTTGGATTTTTTCATAGTTCTTTAAAACCATTAAAATCTAACTTGTATAATGTTTTTCCAAAACTAATTATTGAATATGCAATTCCCTCCATAAATCTGCCTTGCCATTCAATGTAAGGTTCCCAAATATCATCAGGTTTTAATTCTGTTTCAAGACCGATTCTAACAGATGGAATTCCTTTTTCATCAAATGTAAATATACGAATATATCTTACTCCATTTTCATCAAATTTTTCAGTGTATTGACCTTGATTATAAGTATCTGGCTTTAATATCCACTGTTCAAACTTAGCTGATAGGAATGTTCTGAATTGTAGAATCATAGCACCTAGAAACATTTGTTTCATAAGCATTTGCGTACTTTTATCATAGTGCCCAAAGCATAATTCCGCAAACGATTTAATACTAGTTCCTTCTTGAATAGTATAAGCCCGTGGTAAATCATCTCCATCTTGGATATTTCATCCTTCTCTATTAAACTGTTCTCTCATAGCAGTATATAAAGCATGTTGCTTTTTATACTCTATAGAATTCTTATCAGCTTTAGAATCAGACAATAAACTAAATCTTTTATCCTTTTTGAAATCATAGATAAGTTGGTCATTGACAATACTATGAGCTTCATAACATCCGTCATGCAACATCTTAGCAATTAATAATCCCATTCTATGATACGAGTCAGGTACTCTATTAAAGAAGTATAGTGAATCAGAATCTAAATTTTTAATACCTGCTTTAGATGAACTTAGTCTCTCTTGGACTTGATGGGGATCGGCGTTAGCCATTCCATAATCCACATTTAAGGCATCAATTAATGTTAAAGTATTAATATCTTTAACACTTTGTTTAAATATAATAGCCCATGCTTTAGCAACATCTTTTTTAGTAAACTGATCCTTTCCATAAGCTTCTGCCATAGTTCTACTTAGATGTATTCACATTCCCTGCATCATTTCTCGAATACCTGATCTAAGATTTAAACCGAGAGCGGTAGCTGTTGTTATTGATTTAACTACAGATAACATCTTATATGCACCTTGCAATTCTTTAGCCATAATAGGCTTACTATAAACGTTAGCATCAATAAATTTATCTATATATTCTAAAACATGATCAGTAACTACTCCAAACATCCCAGTTTGATATTGTAAGGCAATCTTAATACCTTGAAGTCTGGGAAGATATTCATTCATTACTTCTTCCATTGTGTATGTATGGATGACATTTAATAGCAAATCTTCAAGTTGAGTTTCTAGACCATCTATCCCATAATTTTCAATTAAATCAGATCTACTAAGTCCATTTAATCTATATTTATTATATACCTTTGGCTCTCCTTTTGATTCCCTAAATTGTTGCTCTTGTTCAGGAAGAAGTTTTAGAAAGTTTAAAGCTTCATTATATTTAGATGTAAAAGCTTGTTTATATCCTTTATTGTGGATTTGAGTAGATGTACTTCCCATAGAAACAGGAACTTCATAGTAAGAACCGTCTTCAATGGCTTTAGCTATTTTACTTTGATTACCATCAAATCTAAAATCATTTACTATCTCTAGAAACATCTTAATAAAGTCAGATTCTTCCTTAGCCAAACTACTATCTGAAGGATTTTTTAGTCTAAATGATTTATCTATATTACCGTTTGTATCCTTAACAAATAAGTTATCAAAAAACTTAACCTCACCTCCAATAAGTCTATTTCTGTGATTGTATTCATATAAAGCCTTAACTACTTTACTAATCCTAGGTTTGTATGATAATTCTTTCCTTCTAATATGAGCTTCTGCTACTGAAAATATTTTACTTAATGTTTGAATATTTTTAGAAGAAGAGTTACTAGCACTATTCACATATGAACCAGTGTATCATCCTTCCCTAGAAAAATTTACTCACAATTTAGGATCTTGTTCAATATAAATAGAGTATCCGTTAAGTTTATTTAGTGCTCTGCCTAATAACATATATGCTAGCTGAATAGGATCATCAAAATTTCATTTACCTTCTCGTAAAGCAGTACGAAGACCATCTGCAGATTTTAATTTTCTTAGTTGTTCCATTTTCTGCAAGATGAATGGAACTCCATTTACAATATCATTAGGACTAAAATTAAATTCTCAATTACCCATGTGAGATAGTAATTCTTCACCTGCAGTATCTCTTATTATATTTACAGCTGCTTCCAATGTTGTTGCAAAATTTTGAGATGTAAGATTATTGGTAATACCATGTATCCTGCATAATTCAGAAAAATTATCTAAAAGAGTTTCTAAATAGGTCTCAGTACCTTTTTGAATTCAAATATTATGTGATTCTATTTTATTAACTTTGTATCCTTTAAGTACCTCAGGCATATTATTTAATAAACACATAACTTTAACAAGGTCAATATTACCGTTAGATGCTTGCATTATTACATGACTATCAATATCACTATCCTTTTTAGTTGCTCCTTGAATAGATTTGCCAAGACCTAAATTAACAACTGAATGAATATCATTATGAGTAACAGATATTATTTCCATTTTACCATCCTTAGTAAATACAAATATACCTGCAGCTATAAATTTAGGATTATTTTGAAAAGTTCATCCATAATCAGTTTCACTCTTTTTTACTAAATATTTTCTAAATATCTTTTTACAATAATCAGACTTAAATGGGTTATCAGCAGCTAAGTCATCAATGGATCCATATCCTTCAATAATTTGTTGAATGGTATCCGCTAAGGTAGACATTTCAGAGTGAATATGTTTATTTTCTTCATTTACTAATTCTTGTACTTTTTCTCTGAGTTCCTCCTCTGTTTTAGCATATACTTTACGATTCTTCTTATATTTATTCCAAATTCAGTATTTTCCAAACTTTCGTTCTGGGTCAGTGTCATCAATATAGTGTACAATTCTAGGATTATTAATGTATTTATCCACAGTAACTGTATTTCTCTGTACCTGAGTTTCTACTGCATAATTAGGAACAAATTTAGTCATTGGTTCCTGAATTGAGTTTATAAGATCAATATCATCAAGTAATGTTTTTACTGGAAGAATAGTATTTATAGTTTCTGTATATGGAGCATTAGGATTTACTTTTATTTTAGTAAAATCAATATAAGCATCATTTAGCTTATTAATAGTTCCATCTTCATTATATTCTGGATCTATTTTAATAGGAACAACGTTTGTTTCTCCTACAGTAATGCCATATTGTGCTAGAATATTCTTATATATTCCTAACTGATACCCCACAGAACGTTTTTTAGTAGAGTGCCATGTAGTTGATCCTTGTATGTTTCTAGTATCCTCTCATATTCCTACTTCTTTTCTAGAAACTTTAAAATCATAAATATGAGCAAATCCTCTCTGGTCAATAACTAGCATATCAATTCTACCATTAATACTTTTAATTCCTTCTGATTGATATGCTTCATGAATTTTATCTGATATTATAGGAACTTCTGTTAAGATTTTAGCATTTTTACCATATTTAGATTTAATATCTTCAATAAAGGATTTAAATTCTTCAGTTAAACGTAATACCTGTTCTTCACTCAAATTAGTTGGTTTGAATGTAGTATTATTAATAATACTTTCAAATAAGGAATGTATTTCAGTACCATAATCAGTTAACTGAGTTCAAGACTTTTGTAACTTTTCTAAATATGAATCAATTTGAGATTTAGTCATTCCTTCTGCACTTAATCTTTCTCTTTCTTTTTTTAAGAAATCATTTAAGTTAAAAGGAGGAACTAATTCCTTTTGCATATTAGAAGGATCCCCATTAGATGTAATAAATCTAGTAGTACCTATTGAGTCAGGAATCTTAAGTATAGTTTCTGAATCTCCATCATCATTTATAATTACAGATTCTATAGAAGCATTTTTAACTTTACTTGTAATAGCATTTACCTTCTCTATAGTACTATCTATAGGATTAATTTGAAAAGTTAAATCTGATTCGTTTATTTGATAATCTGCTAATTTACTTGATAAGAAGTTGTCCAGCTCCATTTCGGAGCTGAACTTTATCTTCTTACCGTTTATTGTAGTTTCATATGTACATTCCATTATTTACAATCCTCTTTAATAATATTATCTTTGATGAGCTTATTTTTAAGTGTAGCTATCTTTTGAGATACCTTATAATTCTCTATTAATGTCTCTCCTAATGATGGTAGAATATCAGATTTTATAAATGATTTAAATTCTGGAGATGTAAGATTCAGAGCATCTATTGCAACATCATAATCTACTCCTCCTAATCCCTCATTATATGCTCGCTCAATTAAAGTTGCTAGAACCTCTTCATCAAAATCAGATCCTCTTTTATTTTGATATTCAGGTATCTCTCTCATATATTTCCAAGTACCTGTATTTCTAACTCTACTTAGTACTGAATAGTATTCATTAGGACTATTTACTTTAGCATCTGCTAAATATAAATGGCTAAATTCATGGACTACTGTATCATCTTCGGCTCTATCTACATTAATATAGATTTCACCATTCTTCACAAATCCCCTAGCATTTCTAGTAGTAGAATCTTCATTAACTAAATCAGAATCTGTAACTATGTGAAGTCCTTTTAAATTAGACTCTTTAATTATTGTTATAAGTTTTGATTTAGTTGAAGGGTTAGTTTGATAATATTCAGCTACTTCATTATTTTCTTTAACAGGATTATCTGCTAATTCTTCATATTGAGCCTCTTCAATATCCTCTTCTAAAGGAGTTTCTTTAAATCCAATATCAGAATTTGTGTCATCTACAATAGGAGTTGATTCTACTAAATTAAACCTAATACTATTTTCTTCTGTTCTAAATCTGTTAACTAAGTCTTCAATATTTTGACTATCAATTCAATTATTAAAATCATATATAAGAAGATCTTCATTACCAGATGATACTAAGTCTTCAAATATCCTAGTCATAGAATTAGGACCAAATTTATCTTGATTAACAACTAAGTTATATAGATAAAACATATCCACTAAGTTCATATCTATACCAGTTATTTTGACCTTATTAAGGTTATTAAAAGCATATAATGCTTCTTCGTATAAAGCCCTAGTCTTCTGAGTGTTATCAACTTGAACCATGTTAAGTGGTAGCTTATAGAATGGAACTCCTTGTCTTAGTCCAAAAGTTAATAGCTGAACAAACTTATTATTTTTCAACTTATCCTTTAATAAAGGAATAGCGTAGTTTTCAACATAACTTCTAAACTTGTTAATATTATTTTCATTATCTAATCTTAATATATAAGGAGCTGGATTCTTAGGACTAGCGGGAACATTTATTTCAATTCCTTTACTAATAATCCAAGATCTAATAAGATACTTATCTATCTGATCTTTTATAGTTCTAATTTCAAGTTTATTTAGTGGTTTGCTTACATCCATACGAACTCCAGCAAAGTTCCTACTAAGTTGGTTTAGAATTATATCTTCTAACCTATTTCTAGATGATAAACTATTAAGAACACTCTTGTTAATTGCAAGAACATTAAACATTTCTCTAAAATGGGGAACCGTACTGATTACTTCCAAAATATTAAAATTAACCTTATTTTGTTCATATTTTTCAATACTTTCCTGTTTATAGATTGGATCGGTAATAAATCTAACTAAGTCAAAAGATTGCCAGATATTAGCCATTTCTTTTCTAGACTTAAAGTAATCTTGTCTAGCCTTTATAGCTTCTTTAGGTTTACCTAGTTTGGCTTCTAAATCTCCATGTCTAATATTACCATTTATATCTTCATATATTAAATTGTATTTATTATAGAAATTATATAATGAAGACCCTTCTTCTAATTCTGGATATATTTTTTGTAATCTTCGTTCCTCTTTTAATATTTCCTTCTTTTCAGGAGTTAATCAAGTTTTTTCTAACTCTTTTTCAATTCTTAAGTACTCTTCTTGCTCTTCTAATATTTGTCTATTAAATCTACTTTCAATATATTTTTCAATAGATTTAACATAACTATATAAATCAGAAGTATTAGTAGGAAGACCTTGATTAATTTTAAGTATCTTTCCTAAGATACGTACTTCATCCGCAGATATAACTTTATCCAGCAATTGTAGATATTTCTCTTTTTTCTTTCCTTCAGAGGTATATGCTTTATCAGCAACATAACGAACTTTATCATAGTTCTGTTCATCACTAAACATACTAGTGGTAAAATCGTTTACTAGTTCGGTTATATCATCATCAATCATTAAATTACCAACTTCATATAATGATTCTCCAAGCATAAGAGAAATAGTATAAATATCTACCCAGTTTGTATCTGCATTAATTTTTTTAAGGATTAATTCCTTTGCATTCAATTTTATTTTGTGAATTTATCGCTTCCATAAATTCGCCTTATACTTTCTATAAGGATTAGACTATATCATATCACATATGTGATTTCCGCACTTCGAACTTGCTTAAGTCCTACTCCACAAAGGGATAGTCGTTGAACCTTGATCCTATAAGGACCCTTGGCTGCGGATTGTGGAATCAATTAACCTTTTTACCATTTCTGAGTAGTTAGTTCAGCCCTTATCTATATTACTATGATAAGTTGGTAGTTAAAAGCTCTAACCATATTCCCGCAGTTCACGGAATTTTAGACCGACAATGTAAAAATATATTTTAATTTATATTGCATAGAAGGAATTATATATGGAGATATTAGCTTATCAAATGAAGGCCTAGACTCTTTTGTAATTTTTAAAGTAAAGTATTTTTTATATGCTTTCTTAATTGTATCAATATTTCATTTTTCTTTCAGTCAAAGTTTTAATAAATCTACCTCATTCTCAGTAAAACCATTTGTAGCTAATATTCCCTCGTAACATCCATCATCCATGAATCAATATGCTAATGCGATAGGATGATCTATCATATCTAAATATTCTTGAGTAATTGTCTTAATGTTATTAATATATAAAGTATTGTATATATTATTAAATATATTATGAGATTTGCTATTACCTCTAATAGTATAGTATGTTTTGTTTGTTCTTTTATCAAAATAACTATTTTCTTTATAAGATCCCATAAACTCTCCTAGAATTTCCACTTTTTTCATAAAAAGTTCTTTTTGCTTAGCAGAATGTACTATAGCTAATCTACAAGTAGGATGCCTCTTTCTAGGAATTCCTATATTCATATCTCCTAAAAGACTACCTAAAATCATTTGTTCTTGTATATGAGATAATTTATGTTCTTCTTGAGAAAATAGAGGTATTATTTTTAATTCTCCTTCATTAATATGTTTCTTTCAGTAACTTATTGCGGAAGGATGTACATTAAAATATTCTGCCATTTCTTTAGTTGTTTTTCCCTCTTTTGCTAGTTTTGATAAAATTACTAAATCAATTTTTCTTTGAGGTTTTATACCATAATTCTCTTTTAAATATTTAGATACTGTATCTGTTTTATGACCTGTTAATTGTCCAATTTTTTCGCAAGTCATTCCTTCTAAATACATTTTGTGAAGTTTTTCAATTTCTTCAGTTGTTAATTTCTTTGCCATATTAATTTGTTTTAAATTATTATTATCTATAGTGCTAAGATAATAATAAAAATTAATATAAGCAAATTATTCAATAATTTTATTGTTTACTATTTTCGTCGGTCGCTGCATTGAGCAGCTCTCCAAGTACCATAGATTGATCATCTAAAGCATCTTCATAACTTATTACTTGAGCTAGAGTTTGTCTAATATCTTCAGGAGTATTTTCAGGTAGACTCTCAAATACTTCCATATTAACATTAGCTAATGTTATTAGTCTATCATTATGGATAAATGTATATCTTTTTAACATCGTTCTAGCTATATCAAAATTACCAGTTTGAATTGCTTCATTAATCTCTCTAAACTTGGTATTATATACGTTGCTTAAGGCAAAGAAACTTTTTAATGCCGTAGCAACATTACCAATAACTGCTTTACCAACCATATTTTGAATCTGCATTAAGTACTTACTTGCTGGATTGTAAGGACTCATATATTTAGCAGCTTCACCCATTTTAGATCTTTTAGCAAGACTTTGCATTCGATCAGTAGTTACTGGCATTGTTAAGTTAATTTGGTTTCTAGGATTAAGAATAATACTAAATACACCATCTACAACTCTATTTCTTAATGCATCAGCTCGTAAATAAGGTGCTGAGTTTTCATCAGTATTAATACGACCATTAGATGATAATGAATAGCCAAGGATATATTGTTTATCTATCAATTGTGTTAACTATATATTTCTATATAGATCAGACTATATCTTCGCTTTCGCGCTCTCCATTTCCACTATTTCTAGTGTACCTTCAACAGCAGTTTCAGCTGTTTCTTTTAATAACTTCATGTAGTTTTCACATTCTATTTTATCAGGAAGAACCTTATACATCATGTGGGGACACATATAAGGTTTTATAATTTCTATTAATTTTCTACCTTCTCTGGCACAAAAATTAATTATATAGGATTGCTGCCTTTTATCAAAAACCTTAGTCGGATAAATATCTCATTCTTCATTAAAATATTCTATAATATCATTAGCTTGCTCTAATGGACAATACGTAGATATTGTAATATAAAATCCTGAATATGTTCGTATTCCATCTTTATTTGTTTTAGATCTACGAAGTAATGCTCCATCATCCATTATTCATATTGCTAACCCTTGAGCTCCAAGTCGCTTAAGTAACTTTTTATTATATTTAGTTTTTCCGTACTCATATTCAACTCGTCTAAGTACTTTACAAAAATCAAGTACTGTTGTTTGAAATCCATATTTAGTTACTTCTTTACCTTTAGAATATCCATTTATTTGTTTTCATTCTCTAAACGTGCCAACTTTAACTCCATTATCTTTTAAAAGTTGCCATTTTCATAAACAATACTCTTTCTGAGCTTCACAATGATTTATATCTAAATATCCTTTTTTAGCTATATGCCCATCCCCTATAGACATAGCAATTATTAAATTTCTTCCTATTTTATTTAAATGTGTTTTTAACTGTTTCATACTATTAAAGTCGAATTATTAAGTTATTAATATTAGTCGTTGAACCTTCCGTTTTGTTACGGCTTGGCTGCTGATTGCCCTCGTCTTTACGTTAGGGGTTTCCAGCAATTAAAAGAGTTTTACTTGAACATAGAAAGTTTATCCAAGTCAGATCCTTCCAAGTAGAAAATTTGTGTCGGAACGTATACCTCATTTACTTCACTATCAGTAAATGTAATAATTTCCATAGGAGCAAACGATTGCATAGACTGACAAGGAATACGTGTACCAACAAAATATAAACTCTTTTCAAAAGATTTATACTTATTTTCTGCTAATTTTCTAATTTGTTTAGTTCAATTATAATCTTGATTTTCAGCTAATGCTCGAATTATTTCAAGTTTATCATTAAATTCAGCAATATTACTAGTAGTATATTTTCTACTTCCAGTTGGTCGGTAAGTTAATTGAATAGATGTTCCTTCTCCAAACTCTTCTTTTACTAAGTCAACATAGTTATCAATTCTATAATTTCTATGAGTATAGGTAAACATCTTAGAATTTTCTAACTCTTTGAGTCTATCTATTGAATCAATAATAACTACATTATGTTGAACATTATCAGAATCAGTATATTTTAAGAATTGTTTTCCTTCAGAAGAGCAGATTTCATTACCATTAAAGTATACTGAACCATCAATAATCTTATAATCAGAATCTAAAGATGAATTAGTAAACAGTTCATTAATCTTAGGATTTCTAAGCTTAACATATAACTTATTTCCTGCACCATCAAATAAAGTTCAGTCATAAGTTAACTCATCTGCATTATCATAGAAATTGTAGTAGCCATCAATTCTATTTATAAAGAACTCTGGACCTTGTTCCTTAATTTTAGCAATAGAATCACCAGGAAGCAATCCTAACTCTTTAGCATAAAGCTTACCCATAATAATCTGTGCTGGGATAACTTTATACTCTGTAGCATTTAACATTAATCCTCCTCAATCAATAGGCTTACCATCAGCTAAATTATTAAGAACAGATTGCTGCTTTTTGATTAAAGCTTTTTTAATATTAGGAATATATTTTGTAAATGAAGTTTTTTCTGTAAATCCTTTTGGCATAAATGGAGTAATTTCATTTACTATAAGTTGTAATCTGCTATTTACTATATTCTCTATAACATTTTCATCAGCTCTTTCATTAGGTATTGATTTTATTACTTCACTACGTAGCTCATCTCTAAGGGTCTCTATATTAGTAGCACTACTATCACTTTCAATAAAATAATGAAGCACCTGAGTATAAGGACTTTCAAACATACTATATTTACGTCCATTAGCTACAAAAGTAGTATCTGATCCTTTAAGATTTTTAGCTTTAGTTGTCCACCTACTAATACGCCCAGGCTCATATAATCGATAGTATATATATTTATTGTAACTATCTATTTTATCTATTTTTACTACTTGATTATTTTCTCCTCATACGATAATAGTATCCTCAAAATCTACTGGGTTATCTGGAGTAATATCATCAATAAATGGATTTACAACCACATTTCCATTTGTATCAACAACAAAAACTTTATTTACAGCATCATCTACGGTCATTCCCTCATAAGTTGTACCTCTTGTAGCTTCTGCAATTAAATCTATTAATTCTTCATATCGATAATTGTTACCATTAATTGTATGATATTGAACTACATTATATGAGGGATTTAATACTGCCGCAACCCCATTGTAGTGACGCCTAATCGCATCTCTTACTAGAGAGGATGTGACTGTAGAGTTAAAAATGCCATTGATAGAAGAAGAACTAAAAGGTATTCTATATTCTAAATTATTATTTTCTAGTCCTTCCTGAGCAAGTTTTACAAAGGACTGGGCTAAACCTAGAGTATCCTTACTACCGCCAGCAAATGCGTTAATAACAGCTTTTCCAAATATTTTGTAAAGATCATCCTTATTTCCATTATAAATAATATCCTGAATTTTACTAATAGCATCATAACAGAATTTACCAATTTCTTCATAAACTCGTGTTGCTAAATGGTGAGTATATCCATTTTGTTCAAGACCACTAATCATTTGAGTCATTTCAGTTACCTCTGCTTCATCAAGTTCATGATCAGCATTCATTTGAACACCTCCAAACTTAGTAGACATTGTAGTAAATAATAAAGGAGTGTTATCGCTTCATGAGGTTACACTATTAATGTTAGAAGCCCCAACTTTAATAGCTGACTTATTTACCAACCAACTAATCATAGAATCTTTAATATCATAATCACAAATAATTTGATTGGTATAATCTAGATTATGTTCTGAATATTGAAGATCGTTGGTACGATTATCTATTTTCATAGCTCATGCACCACCAAATGTTTGATCTATATCATATATACTTTTAATTAGCTTATCATTAGTAATAATATTATCAGGATTAATAGGAACACCTTCTTTAGTAACTTCAACTAATTCTCTATGAGCTACATTATTTGAGATATTAATATGTAATATTTTATAATATTTTCCACTGACATTATCCCTAAAGAATAGATCATCAAATTGCTTGTCATAATCTATGGTAACATCTAAAGGCAATTCCAAACTGTGCATTTTCTTGAAGATGTTTTCCATACTAGTATCAGAACTATTTCTTCTGATAGCATTAGTTATCTCATATTCAGCCCATTTAAGTAATTTCGGTAGTCCGTGTTTAGCATCAACATCATGAAAGATAGTTTTCTTGTTAGCTCCTACTGCAGCGTCTATAAGAGATACATTCTCTCATCTAGACATAAATGGACTAGTATAACCTGAACCATCCATAGAATCTACAGTACTAGACATTCCAGATATGTTACTTACATTTGATCCCATATCAGACATAACAGCCATTTTAACTCTTTCTGGCACTCCATTTTTTAAACCTTGTGCGAGAGAATGATATGTAGCTCCATAAATAACCATACGTTTTACCTGAGATATTCATCTAGAAGCTAGACTATGATCTAGATATCCATTTGTGGTAGGACTTTCTTTTTCTTTATTAGGGTGAGCATAGACATCTCCGACCATCATTTTATTATATTCATTTGATAGAAATGAATCGGTAATAAAATAAGCGCCTAATAAAGGATTAATAACCCCATTAACTTCTTTGAGAAGTTTACCATCCTTTACAAATTTAGGATTATTCTGTTTAAAAGAGTTAACAATATTTTGATCTACTGAAATAGTGGACCAAGCTCCAGAACTATCCTCTAAAAATTTAGTAAACTGACTTTTGTAAAACTCATTAAACTTATCTCTATTACTAAATATATTAGCAAAATTTTCTAAAGTTTCATTAAACACCCATCCTGCTTTAGTTTTAGATGCGTGTATTTCATCAACAAATTCCACATTAGCTCTGGCAAAATCTTCTCTAATCCTGTTTATTTTATTCTTGGCTAAGAATACCTTAATATCATGTATAGAATTAAATTCTTTATTTGGATACACTTGCCTATAATCTGACAGAATAGTTTCTATTGCACTCTCTACCTGAGATTTATTACTTTCAAACCAAGCTTTCTTTATAGGTTCTAAGTCGCCTTCATCCCCAGATTTAAAATATTGATCAAGGACAGATTTAACATTAAATGAATTACCATTGCCAAAATTCCATGTCTGATTTAAATCAAACTGCATTACAAAGTGTTTATTCTTATCAGAATATACATGACTTTGAATACCAACAATTCCTGATTTAGATCTAGATCCTTCAGCATGAGATTGATCAGTAGTTAAACCTTGATAAAAGTCATACACAATAGACAAATGCATAACGTCATCTGCGGTAAGAGCAGATGATTGTTTTGTAACCCCATTAATAGTTACTTCAGATCTAATCTTAGGGCTCTTAACATGTTGAATATTTTGGTATACTGCATTATCATAATATTGTGATGTGTATCATGAGTTATTTTCTAATTGTTTAGTAATTTCATTAAATATACCATTATGCTGATAACTTAAACAGATCATCTGATATAACGGTAGATTATTACCTTCAGCATTTTTAATAACATTAACTGTATCTGATCCATTAATAACACTAAGAACTATGCCAAGATCATTACTTTGTCCAAAATTAAGGTTGGTTTGGCTATTATTAATAACATCAAAGATTACAGTTCCCAACACAGGAGCATATAACTCATATTTAGTATAGTTACTATTTGGAAATACTTGACTAGCTATCTGATCAAAATCATCCGATATTAATAAATTAACAAAGTCTCCAACTATTTCATTAAAATTATTTACGGGACCAGTAATAGATATTTTTCCATTTCCCTCTAATGTAATTCTGCTATCTCCAATAGATATAACAGAACCCATAACTCTAACATTATACTTTCTAAGTAACTCATTAAATCTAGTTTTATTTTGCTTCCAATATTGAGTAATAGCCTTTACTGTTTCTACTATTGCTTCTCTCTGCATTTTAACAGGACGCTGCGTTAGATTTCTAACTTCCATGTTTTTACCATCTTTCTGTTCATAACTAACATAGCTTGAAAGAACAGTTTTTTCCATTAGATGTGTAAACATGTTTTTAATATCCTCATGCATTTTAGAGTCATATATAAACCTTTTTATAGCCGATAATTTTGATCTTAAATAAGTTATATGCTCGGGATTGGAGACTTTTCTGCTAGATAGTTCCTGTTCATATAAAGATATGAGCTTACTAACGTTCATTTTAGTTCCTTTATTAAGTTCTTCTTTTATTTCTGGATTAGAACTTTCTTCTGCCCATAACTTCATTTTTCCCATTACAGAATTAAATCCAGATAACGAAATAGAAGTGCCATCAATAATATCTCCATTTACATTAACTTCTGGAATATAATTTAAGAGTATCTTAGCAAGATCACTAACACTTTCTTCTTGAGACATAAATTCATTAGTACTAAATCCTGTGTAGTGAGTAACATTAGGACCATTATAAACATATCTATTTCTAGAATATATTGAAGACTTACTATATTCTGGGTTAATAGAGACAAATGGTGTTAATTGCTTTAATAGATCATCAAATGTTCTAAGAGTTACATATGAATTATAAGCTTGATAATATTTATTATCAAGATTAGGAGAATTATTTATATAACCACTAAATTCAGATAGTGCACTTTCCATAGTAGATTCAATATCTATGTCAGTCATACTATCCAAATTAGGAGAAGGTTTTCCTAAATATGATAATACATATCCTAGCAACTCCTTTTTGTATTCAAAAATACCTCTATTTAATACTGTTATATCTCCAACTTTTCTATTAGCATCTATAAACTGCTCACTTGCTAGATCAAACACTGATAAAGATATAATCTTCTTAACAAAGTCACTTGTCATCTTATTATATTGAACAGACTGCCCAATATAAAACTGTTGTGCCGATTTACTATCAGTTTTTATTTCTCATCCAGTTCTACTACTAACCTTCTTAGGTTCAAATATAGATGTCTGGGTAGGATTTATTGAAATCCCACCCAAGAACATTCTATATACATTATCTGGATCTATAAAATATTCCTCTAAAAACGATTTAAATTCTTCATCTGTACTTGTATTAAAGACTCTGCTTAATAGAGGATAATACTTCATTGTGTATCCACACTTAACACTCATTGTTCTTTAATTTATTAATTAAATATTCTTCAACTTCCTGTTGTAATCCTATTAATGCAGTATTACTATTAATTTCATTTCAATAAGATTCTGCAGTTGATTTATCTATCTCTTGATTTAATATTAAAGCAGTTATATACTTACTTAAATTAGGATTAGCTGTAATAATAGCACTCATACTATTCATAGCATCTCTAAATTTAATATATGCGTCTGCTATATTAAATGTTCTAATATTTCACTCATTATTTTTCTTTTCAAGAACATATGTATAATTCTTGTCTTGCAAAGATACAAAAAATGGTTCAAAGTCAGAAATCTTATCTCTATAAAAATTGATAGTTTCTTTTGGAGTATTTAGTTGATTAGATATCATTACTTTAGGATCAAATACTGATTCTGTTGTAATTGTTTTTCCCTCAACTTTAACTATATCAAACTCTGCAGATTTAACCCTAGAAGCCATTTCAGAATTAATGGATTCAACAACTGTATCGATGTTATCTTTAGTAGCAATAACTTCATTAAGTCTTAACTCTTGTAATTGTTCGTTAATAGATTCTACTACTTTTTTATCTTCTGCTGTTTGTTCGTTATTAACCGCTGACAAATCAATACCATAGTCATTACCAATAATCATGGGTATATTAGTATTATACTCATGACCTTGAATAGCATACCAATAATCTCCAGCAGGATTAACTTGAGTATCAATAATATCTCTTCCATAAATACCCATTTTAAATTCAGGAGCTTCTGAACATAATTGTTTTAATTGTTCAATTTGACCTTCATTAATTGAAATTACTGATTCTCTATTTACTATCTTATACAAAATAGTATTCATGGTAGCCACTCCAGACTGATATCTAAAATCTCCATTAGTTTCATAACCAAACTCTATATTAGAATCATTAGATATATTTTGGATAGCTAATTCCGCATCTTTATATACTATACCATTTATTCTAATACGCTGGTTAGGATACTTAGAGGTATTTAAATGTATTCTAATAGCCTCCCTGACTCTATCTGGAGCTACTTTATATACATACTTAGCAATCACTGAGCTTCTATACCCTGGAATAATATCATAATTCTTTCTATTATTAGACTGTTTAATGATATCATCTATAGATACTAATCAGTTCATCCCAATTAGGGCAAATCTGTAATCATGTTGTGTACTATATGTTTTAATAGTACCATCAGTAGTTGCTGTTAAAAATCCTTTAAAATCATCATCAGTTACAAAAGGGTCACTTGACACAACCAAAAATGTATTACCATTATTTCTTTGATTTAATCATTCTTGTTGATCACTACTATATTTAGTCCTCTCCGCAGAATTTACCGACAATACAACAGGTTTACTAAAGGCTCTAAAGTATCCTTTTGGATTAATAGCTGACTGTCTAAAATTTGATAAATTAACAGAAGTATTTAAATCTATGGCACTTTCCTTGCGAAGAAGTGATACTGCTGAAATGTCCCCAAAGTATTCTCCAATAACTGGATCTGTAACTAACAATGGGAAATCAACAGTTTTAGAATCTAATGTTAATCTTACTACTAATAATCCTCTATTATTATATGGTATAATATAAAATTTAGGAGTAGTTTTTAATAGATTTAGAATCTCATTAGCATACTTACGACCTAATGATCCAGGAATAAACGATTGAATTTCCCTAGATAATATTTTGAGAGATGCTTCAAATATTTCTTTATTATCTTTATGTCTGTTATTAACAAAGAAAGCTCTTATTAAATTTGAAATTTGTAATGTAATTTCAGGAGTAGTATTAATAAAATTCTTTAAATTATTCTCAGTAGTTTGATAAAATTTAACCAAATCATTATTAATAAAATCAATCCAACTTTCTGCCGTACTTACATATTTATTAGCTCCTACTACTGGTATAACTGGTCTAGTTATAGACTTACTAGTCTCTATATCTGAAGTAACAGTATTTTGTAAGTTATTTACAGGTTCTGTATATTCAGGAGCCATAGATACTTGGTGTATCTCTGGTTTTATAGGATCGGCAAACTCAACTCTAGTGTCTCTTTCTATTGGACTTGTAGTAAGAGTACTATTTTCTGTAACTACTGGATTGTTAGCAGGCTCTATAGGAACGTTAGCTTGTTCATTATTAGGCTGTTGAGATTGATATCCTTCAAACTCTATTGATTCAGTAATATCTGGAATAGCTTTTATTCTCCATTCCTTAAAATCTTGAATTTGAGATTCTGGCATTTCGATGTTTCCAGATGATGTAGAATCATGTTTAGAAGATATTGTATTTCCTAGTCCTCTAGATACAATAATTGATCCTTTTCTTGATCGTTGAGTTAGAGTATATAAATCTTTTAATTTATAGAATTCTCCTCGACTTTTACCTTCATTTGTTAATCCAAAGTTTTTATCAATAATAATATAATCAAATTCATCGCCCTGGACACTATTTAAAGGAACAATTTTAACTCCTTTGGTAGTGTTATATTTCTTAGGATTGTCCGTAATTATTGCAATATCTGAAGAATACTGTTTTAACTTTTCTATATGTGAAAATACTTCATCTTCTTTAATAATTTTTTCTCCTCCAAATATAAAACTATCTTCAAAATATTTAAACTCAATAGGATTAGATTGTAAATACTTTTCAGCAAATTCACTAAGATATTTTGGCTCTATAGCAGGGTTATTATAATATTGCTTATATATCTCATCTAATCTCTGAGACAAGGATATATAATTATCATATTTAGCTATATTATCAGGTCGTAGTGGAGCAATAAGATCAGGAGTTTTAATATTAATAGTATCCTCAATTCCACTATCAATAACTTCCTTTCCAAATACTGTTTGAACTGCATTCTGTTTATAATCTCCAAATGCTATTACTGATACATTATTAGTATTAGCTCATTTACTAATCAACTCTAGCTCTATTCTATCATATCAACTAATCTCATCTATAAATAAGATCTTATTCTTAGAATCACCAAATAGATTAGTTTTAAGAACTTCTATATTAACATTACTAGTAATACTAATATTATTATTACCATCCTTAATGTATGAAATATCAGAATCCTTTATTTGTCGTCCGAGTATTTTTTCTATAAGTTCATTCTTAGTAAATGAATTTCCATCACTTTCAACACTATCTGTAAGTCTATCCGTTTGCTTTCTCGTTGGAGCCGAGGTTATATAATTTGCATCTTCAAACATCTTCTTTAATAAGAATGCAACACCTTTAGTCTTACCAACTCCCGCTCCTCCAAATACTACTGTAAAATTAAATAAAGGACTTTTAGTTTTAATATATGTATCAGGATTATCCTGGAAAATATCTTTTAATTTAATTATAATACTATTAAATAAATCCTTATTTAGTATTTGAGAATAAGCTACTCTTACTGCGTATTCTTGAGAAAATATTGGAGCGTTTCTAAATTCCTCGCTACTAATTACTTCTTTTAATTTTTTATAAAAATTTTGAGAAGGAGTTGATAGTATTGTGGCAATATAAACCATTTGATCATATACAGTAATCTCAGTGCTAGGATTTTTACTAAGAGTAGTTGGAGCTGACTTTACTAGTTCATTACTATCAAATAACGAAACTATTTTGTCGGCTACTTCATCAGCAGAAAGATTTAGATTTTTAACTGCTTCAAAAATACGAGTTTCTAATGCTATAGAAGCTTGCTCTAATTGAGGAAAGTCTATATCTTCTCCACTAGAAGGTATTTCAATATCTGAGGATAATTGTTTTAAATCAATACCGAATATCTTAATAAACCTATCCTTAAGAATAGAAGTATCATCAGTTAGCAAGCTAATAAATTTAGACTTCATATTTATAGCTATATCTCTCTGCTCTCTAAGTTTCTGAGATTGATTTCTTTCAGAAATATCTATTAAGGTTATTAACTGATTCTTAACTCGTGCTAGATCAGAAATAATATTAATTTGCCCTTGAACACTTATTATAGGTAACAGTTCTTTTTCTAATGATTCTCTAAATTCATTAATTTTGCTATTAAAGCCCCCATCTACTGAAGCATCAAGTATTGCTGAGATAGCATCAATTAATTTAACTGTTTCTTTTAATTTATCAAGAGAATGTCTATCTCTGATAATAAAGTCTTCTACTTTCTTGGAGTTAATAAAGTTAAATTGTTCCTCTCTAATTAATTTAGTTACCTCTTGATTATCTAACCCAGCGACATTTGAAGCCGCTTCAATTAATTCATATATAGGATTAGTATCAATTTGTGATTTGATATTTAGTACCTCTCCTAAATAATCATAGAACGATCTACTTCCAAAAGAAGGTAATAAAATTGGTAGTATACTCTTTAAATCAAGCTGATATATATTACTAAATGTATCAGACAGATCGCTTCTAAGAATATAATTGTAGTGATCTAATGCTCCTGAAATATTATTCTTTTTAATATAATCAACTATCTTAATCAACTCACTAGATAAGTTTGCTATATCATCATCCATTCCTTCTAAGTCAATTCCTTGACTGTCAAGAATAGACTGAATTCTATTAATTCAATTAGCTTGATTATTACTCTCTAAATTATTAATTTGAATTCAATTATATAATATACTAGATAAATCTGAGTCAACTAAGTCAAGATATAGATTATTATTCTTAATATATTCTAAATAGCCAAGATATGAATCAGTGTAGTTATCAAACGCTAAGCTTGTATCTGCTATTCTTACAGGTCTATAAAGAATATTACGTCCTTCTTCGCTTAATGCTGGATTTAAGACTTCAAATTTAAGGCTTTTAATTTGATTTAAGTGGTTCTCTAACCTAGAAATATCTAATTTTAAATTATCTATTTCCTCATTAGATGATATTCCTTCTGGAAGATTTTCAATAGCCTTATCTAGAGCAGTTCTACTCTCTTTTAGTCTATTAGAAATTTGATCATATATAACATTGTAGTCTGTAGCTCCTGGTAGGTATATTTTACTACTATCTTTAATCTTTTCTCCTACTGATTTCATAGTATTAATCATACTTTCCTGCATCTCAGAGAAAATATTATAAGCAGTTAGTACTTTTTGTTTTTCTTCTAAAGAACTATATGTTTGATATTCAGCATCAATTTTATCTTTTTCATCTTGCTGAAGACTATCATATTCTTTCTTATACTTCCAACGAGTATAATTATGTATACCAAATCCTGATACAAAATTGTCTACTAATTGAGGACTTGCAGCAAATAATAACTGCCCTGTATAGAAATCATTTTTCTTTCCAGTAAGTATTTCATCTCGTTGAGCTCTAAGAGTGTCTATCTTAAGTCTAAGACGTTGATATTCACTATTATTTCTCATAGCCTCAATACGAGCTTCAATATCTTTTGGAGTTTTTGGTTCATTATCTGCTGGAGTCAACAAGTTTTCTAGTTCTACTTTGGTTTTGATTATTTCAGAAGTTAAATTATTCCAATCTTCAAAAATTTGACTATACAAACCAGATGAGATAATCTTATCCTCTATTGTTTGTTGTTTGCTTAACTTCTTAAGATTTAGATACCCTTGCCTAGTCTCTTCAATAGACTTACCTGCTATATCAGCTTGTTGGGTAATATATTGTAACTCAGCATCACTTAAATCTAACCCTTCCTCTTTAAGAACTTCGTTAATTCTATCAATATAAAATCCTATTTGTTGATATAAAAGATCATTTTGTGAATCACCAGAACTGGTACTTTTATACTGAGCTTTTGTAATATTACCATCTTTGACAAACTCTAACTCAGTGCCTGAAAGATTTGTACTACCTAACTTACCAGCTTTATGTAATCTATCTAACTCCATTCTTAATTGGTTCTCCTTACCATCTCTTAAAAGATAAATTATCTCTTTTAGAGAATCATCATTTTGAGTTAGTGTACTATTAAGTATGGGGTTATTTTTCCTATCAAATCTATTATGTAAACTAAATACAGCGCCACCAATACCACCTCCTACAAATGAAGTAAAATATCTAGATATCATATCCTCTGGAGTAATTCCAAAGTTGTAATTCCTTTCTTTATCAGCAATACCTAGTGCATTTAAACCTGAATATAATGCTTTTATTGCATCAGATGTTATTTCTTCTACAGTTTCCTCAACACCTTCATTTAGAGAATCATGAATTAGATTTCCAGGTTTCATCTTAGATATGCGGTTTACTATGTTCTTCTGCATATCTAGAAGCCATTTAGCTGCTCCTTTAGAAGTAGATGTTTTCTTAGCGGTCTCTAATGCAAATTCTTTAGATGATAATTGTTCAGCAGCTTCCTTAACAACAGAGCGGACTTTCGCCTTATCTAAATATGTATCTCTAAACCAAAAGTCTTTGAAATAGTCATTATTCATCAAACCATACATAGCTCCCATAGTAGATAACATACCTAAACCTGCTACTCTGTCTGAAGCACCTGCTTCCTTAAACGCATTATACGCTTCAGTGGAAGAAGTTCCAGCCATATAAGCTAAAGCTAATCCTCTACCTCATTTAATGGCATTTTCACTAGGAATAGAATTTTTTGGAATAAACATCTTTGGAATATTTCCAATAACTCTTTGTTGGAATAATTGCATAGAGCTATCTTCAATTAATTTACCTAAATTTTCTACATTCCAAAAACTCTGTCTTCCATAGTCAGAGACGCTACTATCGAACCGAGAAAATCATGCTTGTATATCAGTTGCCATCTGAGCTGATCTTGATGTTGATATATCTCCAGTTGCGATGCCTTCAATACTTTTAAAAAGTACAGGAAATAATTTTCCTAATTCCTTAGCAGCAGTCATCGCTCCATAATATTTTCCAACACCTGGAATAAACATCATACCAACCTTAAAAGCTGTTTTAGCCATTGTGCCAACGACACTTTTATCCAGATCGTCTGAATCAAAGAAATTATATTTATCTCACTTACTGCCATCGATAGTTAAAGTGTCAGATATATGCAATATATCTTTATTTGCAATATCTCTATTTCCCAGAGTCTCATAAAAAGGATCTCCACTTTCATTGAATTTTAGGTCTCCTTTATTGTGCTTAACAATCCTACCATTAATCTCATGTTCCCCATCTTCATCTCATTGAGCTAATACTAATGTAGGTCTTGTCACTGCTGATAATCCTCCTCAATCATTAGGAGTCCAATCTTCAAATTGCTGGGTATCAAAGTTAAATACCTTATTAGTTTGAGCAACTTCTCTAATAGACATTGTTGGAGCAGAAGATTCTCTAAGATTACTTAGTCCCCTACTTCTTCTCTCAGGATTAGAAAATTGAACTAATTTTGGCCTCATATTCGTTACTTTCCCTCCTATAGGAGCAAAGTAATCATTAGGATCATATTCATAGAAATCCTGTAAATCCTGAACTAATTTACTATTATCAGCATCATTATATAACTTTAAAGCTGTTTGGTAGTACTGATCAAATTTATTATCGTCAAAATTACCAGACTTGTCTTTAAAAGCTTCTTGTATTTGAAGAACTTTTTTGTAATACTCCTTGTCTAATAAGCTGGAATTATCAGTTGTTATACCTAAATTAGCTAAGTCTTGTGGAGTTTTATTAGGCGAAAAGAATAAGGTCGCCAACCAATCATTTTTCTTCTGCTCAATCATAATTAGAAATTTGTCTGTATTTGAGACTCCTGTAGTAGTCTCCTGCGATTTAACATATCTGTATAATTACTAGCACTTGTTAATTGATGATTAGATACTACTGTTGCAATAGCACTATCTGTTATTGGAATAAATATAGCACTTTTATACATTGAGGATGCGTCTCCTATACCAAATAATCCCCCATCAAAGTTATTTCTATGTTTACTTTTCGAAGGAGTATCTGACCCATAATTAATATATTTAGAGTATAAATCAAATATATAAGACCCCTCGTCTCTATTTACATGATCAACTCATTCAGAGTCATCAATGTCAACAGCTTTATCACTAACATACCCATTGACAATAATAAAAGGATGGGCTTCTCTAAATGCTCATTCTCCTGTTTCTGGTTCTCTATAAATATCAAGATTTAGTTCGTTCAACTTCATAGTTATACTATTTGGAGTGACTCCATATCCAGCATTAAGTCATTCTTGGAATTTTTCAAACCTATTTTGTGCATCTAGATCAGGAGTTTTCTTACCTGTTGTCACATATATGTTTTGATCAATCGGTAAGTATGTTCTTTCAATATTACTTACTCCATCATAAACTACTTTATCTAATTCACTTTCTGTAAGTAATCTATTTCCAAATGTTATTGAGTTTAAAGCTAAACTTGATCCCAGTCTATCTTCTTTAGCAAACACATCTCTAAGTGTACCCATACCAATTTGCTTACCAGTGGTATCTATTGGTTTGCCATAAGGCTGTGCTAAAGCTTTTATACCTCCTTTAGACTTAGAATGTGCAATAGTTATAGGAGTATATTGAACGCCTCCGTTTCCAGTAGTAATCATTTCCTCACGAGTCATTTCAACCTGTTTACTTGATGACCCTTTTCCACTAGCACTACTAGCTGTAGAATCATAATCTAATTGTTGTTTAATTTCCCTAGTATGATCAGTATGTTCAATAACTGCTATTTTTAATAAATTTTGAACATCTTTGGGGTCATTTGGATTTAAACCTTCAGCTGTTGCATTGGCTCTTAAGACATTTTTCATATTTCTAGGTAATGTTCTATAAAGATAATTAACAGCGGCTTCTAAGCTTTTATCGTCACTATATCCTTGATCAGAAGTATTAGTAGATTCTGTAACTTTATATATGCCATCAGGAGAATCAAAACCCAACAACTGTTCAAATCCTTTTTCAATTTGATCTTTCTGCTTCGAAGTATATCTATCAAATTGATTTGAAGATTTATTAGTACCAAAAGCACCAATAGTTGATTTCACATAATCTACTATTGACTCCATGCCAACAGTATTTGATAAGTCAGTTAGAATATCACTATTGTAAGCTAACTCTGGTTGTTCTTCTCTAAGTCGGATTAACTCCGAGTTTGTTAATATCCTATATTTATCTGGATTTTCATAATATGTATCTAAAGATACTATTTTAACGCCATTATCATTATCAAAAACATACATGCCACCAGTATTAGTAATAGCTACTTCTGATCCAGCTCCTTCATCATTAATTTGTTTGCTAGCCTGTTGATATAAACTGTTATTATGTTTAATTCTATTAGCCAAAGATTGTATTCTAATTAAATCTGACATATCGTAAGATGTTTCCTGGTTTCCTTCAAACAGCGATCCTAAATTTTGAGACTTTCTTAGAAATGTGTTAGCTCTAGACAGAAAATAATCAACATCATTAGGAAGCCCATTTTCCTTCAGTACATTAATAATTTCCTTCTGTATAAGTTCTTCTTTTTTATTATCTGTTGTTGTACTTGGTGTGTTTTGAGATTCTTGCTGAGCTATTGAATCTCTAGAAAAGGGGGTATAGTATATACCCCCTGTTTGATATCTTTTTATCTTCATATTATGACATCATTTTTATAAAAAGCCTTATGATATTATTATTTAAGTCATTCACAGCTTTATTAATAGCTTTTTGCTGATCTAAAAATGCTTGTTCATTTGTTTCTCTAAACCTTTGAATTGTACCTCCTCTTTTATACCTAAAATATTTAGAATCAGATAGTTTTGGAGATACTTGATTAACATACCTGGGGACATTTAAATCATCAAATCATCTAATCCAAGAATGTCTTCTCTTAGGATCATTAGCTTGATTCTGATAAATATCAAAGAATGCTTTACTACGTATATTAGACACTTGATCAGGATATTTATAACTTATATATCCTAATCAATTATTTCCTCATTGCTCTTTTTCACTTGCAGACATACTGTTAAAACCACCAAAGCTTTCAAAAAGTTGTTTTAAATCATTCTGATATTTAGTTTCAGCATTAATAGAATCCAACTTATCTTCAATAGCAGTTCTATTCTGTAAATCTTTAGCATAATCCTGCCTAAATTGATAAATAAGATTTTTAACATTTTGTGTTTGTTGTCCTATCTTATTAGCATCTGCCATATCAAGTTGTGCTAATCCTTGATACCAACGATTCCTGTTTTCATTACTAATTTGATTTCTTATATTTGCATACTGTTGCTTTTGAGCAAGTAGTTTATCGTTATACTGATCTATCATTTGTGAAAATTTAGTATCTCTTTCTCCCTTTATTTGATCAATTCCTGCATCTCTCATCAACCTCTCAGCCATTACTTGATTTGGATCACTAGTGACTGTTTTATATTTTTGCATTTCCTTAATTCGATCATCATACATTCTATGCAAACCATTATCACTAAATCTAGGGTAGAATTCAGTTGGCATTTGCTGTTGAGAACCTATCATTCCCTTACGAATAGCATCTTTCATCTTTTGAGCAGTATGATTAATACCTCTTGTAGATGCTATAAAATCACCAATACCAAGTAACATATCAGGATTAATACCAGATCATTTTAAATCTCTACTAGAACCAAACATACTTGAAGATGACTTCTCAATATTATTTGTATTAATTCCTGTAGACTGTTTAGTATATTTATCTATTAATGACTCTCTTAATTTAGGATCAATGTCATTTAAAGGCTTAACTCCTAAGAAATCTGAGTGAAGTCTGGGGTTTGAAAAAACATCTATTGGTTTTGCAGTAACAATGACTGATTCACTGTGCTCATTTATTGGTTTCCCATTTTTATCAAGAAATCAATTACTATTAGAACCTCCCTGTGCTTTAATAATCTTACCACCCTTTTTGTGAAATCTTAACCCAATATAGTCATCAACTTGTTGTAAATAAGGATCAATACTACGAATTTCAATAGGATTTTTTATGCCACTTAAAGTCACAGGTATATCTCGTACTCCAGTACTTTCTGGTAACATTAACGTAGAAGGAGCTTTAAATTTAATAAATCTTTTAAATACAGGATTTCTATAAAACCAATCTCCTCCATATCTAGAATTAAACTGTAGAGTTGATGGAAGTACTCATCCATTAGACTGTAATTGAGAAGCAATTTCAGGATTTCTTCTAATAACTCTTCCTAAAGTTCTTAATTTAGAAGTGTGGCCTGCTAAAGATCTTATATCAAAATCATCTGGAAGTTGTCTATTAGACATTCTAAATCTATAATTTCTACTCATAGGATTTCAACTTCCAGAAAATATGTTTGATATAGTAGAATTTGTTTTAGATTTGGCAGCCTCTGCTGTTCATTTAGCCTCTTGTGCTTTAGATATTTTTAGATGACCTGATTTAGTTAAATCTTCAATTGCTTGTTTATAATTCTTAACAGTACCATCAGAGTTAGCCCATCGAGCTGGCTGGCCATCAACAAATCCTAATTCCTTATCAGCAACTACTTTATCAATATATTCTCTTTTTAAGCTTTCTTTTGTTTTAGCTTCTAATTTAGGTGATTTTCCTTTATATTGAGTAGATCTTATATTTTGGACTTCATTCTTTATTCCTTTAACAGCAAAAAGACCAGTAGATAAACTTTTTCAATCATCTAAAGTTCCTTTACCAGATACTATATTGTTAACAGCTGATACTGCACTAGTAGCTCCTGAGGCTAATAGTATATTCTTTAATAATGAAGCAGATTTTTTAACTGTTTTACTCATTTTAGCCATTTTACCACCAATTCCAACACCAGGGAGTAAGCTTATTGTATCTAATCCCAGTCCTAGAGCTAAGTTACCAAGGTCTCCTAAATCAAACCCATCACGGCTGACATCAGCTCCAAACTGAGCAAGAGTTGATCCATACCCTAAAGCACCAGCTACTGGATTACCACCAGTAGGGATAGCTGCAATTAATGATGCTAAATCGCCAGCAATGCTAGCTATTTGCATCTTATCAGCTTTAGTTAAATCTTTTCAATCTCCATTTTTTAAAGAGGTTTTAGCAACATCTTTGTCAGTTCTTTCAGTTATTGTCTTAGCTGTGGTATCATTTTCAATATTAGAAACTTTTGCTGCATTGATTCTACCTCCTGATTGAAACTTAGGTTTATTATCAAATATGTTTCTAGATGCTCTATCTCATCTTTCTCCATTAACCATAGGAGTTCTAGTAGTATATAAACTTCTAATTAAAGTAGAAATTGGAAGTAACGAAGAATCTATAATTACACCTCCTAATGTATTACCTCTAAAATTCTGAGTATTTTGAGAAAGAATTTCCTGTCATTTACGAGATAATGCACCAGTAAATGTATGATTTTCAGGATTAGCAGAAAGAACTCCTGAGTTTATTAAAGATTGAACTTCTTCTGGTGTCATTTGATAAGGTTGTTCCATTCCATCTCTATAAAATCATACATCATTTACATCATATGGATTTCGAAAGATTGTTGCAGCTGTGGTGCCATTAGAACCTGGGATATTAATTTCATAGTATCCTTTTGCTCTTTCTGATCATTTAGTAACTGGATTAGTAATATCCTCATAATTTATAGAAACTCCTGATAACGGATCTAACTCCTCGGATTCTCCAGTATTAATATTGTACTTTAATCTTTTAACTGCTTCAGGAGTTACAAATCCATATCTATCTCTAGCAGAATCTTTGTCATAATATTCATATACTACTGAATTTGGATCATTGGGATCTTTTAATGTTCTAAACATCATTCCTCTATTATTATTTCTTAATCCAGGAAGAAAGAAAGAATCATTATAACTTGTAAAAGGATTAGAACTATTTCCCCAAACATCTATTCCATTAGTACCATATATATTATTCTTGTTGCTATTTATCCACTGATCTAGATTTCTATAAAATACTGAGTTATCATCCTCTGCAACACTCTTTGGGATTAATTTACCATCAAATCAAAATCATCCTTTTAAGGGATCAAATTGATGCTTATCTCTTAGAACTTCATCATTTATGTATACTCGACTACCACCAAAAACTTGATCTCCATCTACATCTGCTAAATTATATGATCCATCTGGATTTGTAGTAACTTTTAAACCAGCAATGGAGTGAGTATTAGGATCAATGTTATCTCTGACTTCTTTTTCAGTAAGTTTAGAAGTTGATTGGTTAGTTGAAGAATTTTTATTAGTAGAATTACTATCTAAAAATATACCGATATCATCTAGAGCTAGCTTATCCTCTTCGGTTCATGTCCCATTTTCCACGCGCTCCACTAAACTCTTAACACCTTCATCCCCTAAACGATTGTAAAGATCTATATAAGCTTGCTTATCAAGATTACCATAACCCTTAAATGTATCCTTATCAGTATAACTAGCAATATCTTTTAGGGCTTGAAGTCTCCTTCTAACTTGTAAATTATTAGCGCCTTGTATAAAAACTTTATTTCCATTAACTAATTCATAATTCCCATCCTTGTCTCTTTTATACTCGACATTTATAGCATTAGATCAATCATATATCGAACTGCCAGGAGTAGGAGCAGTATAAGTAAATCCCTTTAAAGCATTAATTGCATTTCTAGATGCATTTTCCTTACCTCTTCACGAATTACCAAAAAACCTTCCTATTCTACTTCGACGATTCCCCAATCGATTATTTTGACTATTTGTAACATCAAATTGTACATTTCCATCTAATCTATCAGCATTAGAATCATAGGATAAATTTTCTCCATTCCTTAAAGCATCTGTAATTTTACTAAATTGATAGGCTGTTTCGTCGTCTAATGATTTACCATAGTTTGTTAGTTGATTTAAAAAATTATCATCAACTTCAAACTTATTTCCATCAATAGTAAAAGTACCATATCTTTTATTAGAAGTAGAACCACCTTTTTGATATTTAATTATTTGTGCCATTCTATCACACTTATATTATACTTAAAAAGGGGAATTGATCATCTACAATCCCCCTTTTATCTTTCAATGATCTACTTACTACATTTCTTGCGTTTTACAAGCTTACCACCTTTCTTGAAAACAGGCTCCGAATCAACAGGAGCTCCTATTGGTTCTTGTGCAGGAGCTTGTGCCTGCGAAAGTAACGAAAGGAATGCCTCACAAGCCTGTGCTAGTATATTACAGTCACCAGACTGTAATCCTTGAGCCATCATATTAGCAATTTCTACAAGTGGATCTTGCTGTGCTGCTGCTGGCTGTTGTGCAGCAGGTGCAGGAGCACTACCACCTTCCTGCATAAATTTAATTACCTTCATATAAATATTTACTTTATTTAATTAATAATTTTATAAATTCTTCTAGTTAACTCTTTCATTATCATATATTCATTTAATGCTCAAAGATAATACTTTAGTTTTTAATATCCAAATAAATTCTATAAAAATTACTTCTGTGATAAATTTTATATAAATTGTTTGACATATTAATTATATATTACTATCTTTGTATCACAACCCAAGA